AATTAAGGGTGATGTCCCCGAAGTACCATCTGTTCCGTTTGTCCCTGAAGTACCATCTGTTCCATTTGTCCCCGAAGTACCATCTGTTCCGTTTGTCCCTGAAGTACCATCCGTTCCGTTAGTACCATCTGTTCCATTTGTCCCCGAAGTACCATCTGTTCCGTTAGTACCACTTGATCCGTCAGTACCATTTGTTCCATTAGTACCGTTAGTCCCTGAAGTCCCATCTGTTCCGTTTGTTCCGCTAGTACCATCCGTTCCATTAGTACCATCTGTTCCGTTTGTCCCTGAAGTACCATCCGTTCCGTTAGTACCTGAAGTACCATCTGTTCCATTAGTACCTGAAGTACCATCTGTTCCGTTTGTCCCTGAAGTACCATCCGTTCCATTAGTGCCTGAAGTACCATCCGTTCCATTTGTTCCAGAACTTCCATCTGTTCCATTAGTTCCGTCTGTACCATTAGTTCCATTAGTTCCGTCTGTACCATTTGTTCCGCTAGTTCCATCTGTTCCGTTAGTACCATTTGTTCCGCTAGTACCATCAGTACCATTTGTTCCGCTACTTCCATCCGTTCCATTAGTCCCACTTGAACCATCAGTACCATTTGTTCCGCTACTTCCATCCGTTCCATTAGTCCCACTTGAACCATCAGTTCCATTTGTTCCACTAGTTCCATCCGTACCATTTGTTCCACTAGTCCCATCCGTACCGTCAGTTCCTGAAGTGCCGTTAGTACCACTTGATCCATCAGTTCCATTAGTACCGCTTGATCCATCAGTTCCATTTGTACCGCTTGACCCATCAGTTCCATTTGTACCATTTGTCCCTGAAGTGCCGTCTGTTCCGTTTGTACCTGAAGTACCATCAGTTCCATTTGTACCATTTGTCCCTGAAGTGCCGTCTGTTCCGTTTGTGCCTGAAGTACCATCAGTTCCATTTGTGCCACTAGTCCCATCCGTACCGTTTGTTCCATCTGTACCATTTGTTCCGCTAGTACCATCTGTTCCATTAGTTCCGTCCGTACCGTTGGTTCCATTTGTCCCTGAAGTTCCGTCAGTACCATTTGTTCCTGAAGTGCCGTCTGTACCATTTGTTCCTGAAGTCCCATCCGTTCCATTTGTACCACTACTTCCATCCGTTCCATTTGTACCACTACTTCCATCTGTTCCGTTAGTTCCTGAAGTCCCATCAGTTCCGTTAGTTCCTGAAGTACCATCAGTTCCGTTAGTTCCTGATGTTCCGTTTGTTCCCGATGTGCCATTTGTTCCTGATGTACCATTAGTACCGTTAGTTCCTGAAGTCCCGTTTGTGCCATTTGTTCCTGACGTTCCGTTAGTTCCACTTGTACCATTGGTACCTGATGTTCCGTTAGTTCCATTAGTACCATTAGTACCATTAGTTCCTGAAGTACCATTTGTACCTGATGTACCATTCGTACCATTTGTTCCACTAGTACCATTTGTTCCCGAAGTACCATCAGTTCCGTTAGTTCCTGAAGTACCGTCTGTTCCGTTTGTTCCTGAAGTACCGTCTGTTCCGTTTGTACCACTACTTCCATCTGTTCCGTTAGTTCCTGAAGTACCGTCTGTTCCGTTTGTTCCTGAAGTACCGTCTGTTCCGTTTGTTCCACTACTTCCATCAGTTCCGTTTGTACCTGAAGTTCCGTCCGTTCCATTTGTACCTGAAGTTCCGTCTGTACCATTAGTTCCTGAAGTACCATCTGTTCCATTAGTTCCGTCTGTACCATTTGTACCTGAAGTACCATCTGTCCCGTTTGTTCCTGAAGTTCCGTCCGTACCATTAGTTCCGTTAGTTCCGTCCGTACCATTAGTTCCTGAAGTTCCGTCCGTACCATTAGTTCCGTTAGTACCGTCCGTACCATTTGTTCCGCTAGTTCCGTCTGTCCCGTTTGTTCCTGAAGTACCATCTGTTCCATTTGTACCTGAAGTTCCGTCTGTTCCGTTTGTTCCTGAAGTTCCATCTGTACCATTAGTTCCTGAAGTTCCGTTTGTACCTGATGTTCCATTTACTCCCGATATACCACTTGTTCCGTTAGTCCCTGAAGACCCATTAGTACCACTTGTTCCGTTAGTCCCTGAAGACCCATTAGTACCACTTGTTCCGTCTGTACCATCCGTTCCGTTTGTACCATTAGTTCCGTTTGTACCATCCGTTCCGTTTGTACCATTTGTACCTGAAGACCCATCTGTTCCGTTAGTTCCTGACGTTCCGTTTGTTCCACTAGTACCATTAGTTCCTGAAGTTCCGTTTGCTCCGCTTGTTCCATTAGTCCCTGAAGTTCCGTTTGCTCCGCTTGTTCCTGAAGTACCATTAGTTCCGTTAGTACCATTCGTTCCATTTGTTCCGTTAGTTCCGCTCGTCCCTGAAGTTCCTGAAGTTCCTGAAGTACCGTTAGTTCCTGAAGTTCCATTCGCTCCGCTTGATCCGTTAGTTCCTGAAGTTCCATTCACTCCGCTTGTTCCTGAAGTACCATCTGTACCGTTTGTTCCTGATGTACCAACACTACCAATAACTGAAGCAACTTGTTCTAATGTGGCTTTATAAGATGAACCAGCAGGGTTTTGAGATGTGTCACCTGTAATAACAATATGTAAAATATCATTTATAGACACACTTGGTGCTAATACTCTATCCGTAAGTCTTTGATAATTCGGCATCCCCTTTTACTTATAAATATTAAAAATGTTATTATTGGTCCTCAAAAATATAAATATTTGCATCTTGGAATAAGAATACCTCTGATGATTGGAATATTTTACCCTTGACATCTCCACAATAGATGATTCCAAATTGTTCACAACCATTTACATCAATGATTTTAAGACCAATTGCTGGAACATTATTAAATTGAGATGGTACGTTTAATGTTATTGATGGTGGGATCGGAGTATTTATTGTTGCCAAAACCGCACATTGATTACCATAGACATCACAGACATATAAATTGTAAGGTGCGGTAGCCCCTGTTATACCATCAATTTGTAATATTAACATATCCCATAAATAGTTTGATAATAAAAAAACAAACTACGGTAGTATTGGACAATACCCATTTGTCGCAGTTTGTGTTGGTGTCCTTGTTGGTTTAGGAGTTCTACTTGGTGATGGACAACCACACGGATTTGTACACGTCGGATGAGGTGTTGCCGTTGGTGTTGAAGTCATTGTTTGTGTTACCGTGATTGTTGGTGTTGGTACACAAACATATTTTGTTTCTGTTGGTGTAGGTGTTGGTGTTGGTGTGTTAGTTGGAGTTGACGTTAATGTTGGTGTAGGAGTTGGAGTAGGAGTTGGTCTAACAACATTTAATATGTAAGGACAATCACTATTAAGACATTGATCGTTTAATACTAATATAGTATAAGTACCATATATTTCTCTTGGTGGTATTAACAACGAAGGGTTAAATGTACAAGGTAAAGTTACATCACCTAAATTAATTACAACATTATCATTGTCAGGTTTAAATATTATATTTGCAACCTCACCATCGTAATTTATACTTTTTATAATTATTGAATTACTCATATTATTGTTGTAGTTGTTGTTATTAATGGATGAGTTGGAGTTGGTGTAACTAATGGTCCATTAATAAATTCATTATTAACGCAATTTGGGTCTTGAGATGAAAAATACACACCAGATATATTTAATTGGTCTATAAAAGTTTTAGAAAAAGAATTGTTAATACTGTAAACATCCGCAGGAATATTATCTGATAATAAATAATTAGATGAAGAATTTTGATAAATTGTGTCATATGTTACACTTGAGACTGTAATATTAACATCTAACATTAAACTCCAAATACCCCCAACATACTCTAATTGGGTTATAAATTGGTCACTAGTAAGACTATCATAATTTAAAATTATTATTTTATTAGTTGTTGTCATCATCAATTTTTTAATAATCCTATTATCATATATTGATGATGGCCAATTAAATAAAGTAATTTTAGTCCAACTTAAACCGCTAATATTAATTTTTATAATTTCAGTTAATTGTGGGACAATAGTTGAAGATGACGAAGATATTAAAAAATTAGGGTCAACTAAACCACTTATAGGGTCTCTATATGCAGATATAAATCTAGTTCTAAAATCAAATGGGTTTGAGGTTGTAATAGTTTTAACATAATTGGAACTAAATGGTGACATTATAATATCCCATTCTGTAATATTATTTGTATTTCCATCAATTGTCCATAATTTTGTATTTGTGTTGGCTATCCCGGTTGGGGCTCCGTATGTACTACAATTTGGAACTGTAACATTAGTTTCTAAATTATTTATTGGGTCATATTGATAAATATTAGAACACAAATTATTCCCTTGTTTCATAAAAAAAACATAAGGACAATTAATATTTTGTGTTGTAGTTGTTGTTGTTAAATTTGTCGTGGTGGTTGTTGTTATTAATGGATGAGTTGTAGTTGTTGTTATTAATGGATGAGTTGTAGTTGTTGTTTCAATTTCATATGTGAAATCATTTACATCACAAACTAATACATCACAATCAGGACAATCGTAATCAAACATATCAAAAGTACCTTTCAATATATTAAAATTATGTTTAACCTCAGCCGATGATAATGGTGTCACATACATTCTAAATTGAGATATACCACCCTCAAATGTTCCACCAAAATTTTGTTCCAATAAAATATTTGTTTTCATTCCCGCAAATGTTGTTCCACTAAGAATATTCTCAGGGAATAATTCAGGATCCTGAATGTAATTGTTATAAGGATAAGTTGTTGATGAGAAAGTTAAGTTCTCATGTAGTCCTTGAGTACCCCCACCCCACGAAATGTTGAATGGAACTCCAAGTTGTCTTTCTTTATCTGTATTAAGTGCTCTTGGAATAATTTCTTCAAAGTCTTCAATAGTGTAAAATGGTTTACCATTAACATAGATTCTTAATCTACCCATTCTATATTTTTTGTCATCCAACCATTTTTGATTTAGATTAACAAGTTCAACCATTTCAGGTTCCTTTTTACCATTAGTAATAGGAACGGTAATTAATTTTGTTGTATCATTTGCAAGTGAGTCAAGATATTCACGTTTAGTGATATCATCTAACCCACCTCTATATTTTAAATCACAAGTATCTAAATACGTATACCTATTCCATACAACATTAATATTAACCCATTTCTCCACATCAAAGAATGGGGCACATTTGTCAACACAATAATCGTATATACCATTTGGTGAACAATATTCGGATATAGTATAACCCGTCACATAAGTTTGACCGGTAATACAAGTTCCTGATGTTTGGCAATCACCTGTAATTTTTAATACTTTAACACCAATCTTTGGATTTTTTGGATCTCCACATAATTTTAATGAGAATGCATTTGATAAAGAATCAAATAAAGGATCTTTTTCACAAGTGTCTTCTATTGAAGTATATCCTGTTGTTGAACAATCAAGACAATCATAACAAGTTTCACAACCCGCACAACTTGGTGTACATACAGGTGGTAATAAACAATTTTCAGCAGTTTTAGTTGGAGTAAATGATGGTGTTGGTGTAGGTGCACAATAACAACCCTGTTCTACCGTTGGTGTTGGTGTTGGAGTTGGTGTAACAAAAATTGTAGGACAAATATGTGTCTGACATTCCCACCCACATATATCACAAGCGTCTTCACCACAATTACAACCACAAGTTAATTTTTTATCTTTATCTCCACCACATAAATTACAACCATAATTTAAATGGTTATCATGTTTATTATCAACAGATCTTGGTGGGTAAACGTAAATACATCTACTATTATCTGTGTATGTATTACAACAAGCACAAGTTTCAACTTTTGTTAAACCAGATGTTACTCTTGTGTATCCTGTAAAACAATTTGGTGAACCATCTGCATGATGGTAAAATTTATTTTCAGCTCTTGTACCAAAATAAAAAAATGTATTTTTATTATCGGGATATATTTCATTTAATGTTGTCTCGTCAGGATCAGGAAAATATTGATCAACTAATCTAGGTTTAATAACCATTTCAACTGACCAACCTTTATTCATTCTCTCAGGGAAAATGTCATAATCATATCCAAATAGTTTGTAGAATCCTTGATAAAAACCACCATATAATTCGTGATACTTTCCAAAAGTCGGATCTGTTTTACTAACAACCTCATATAAAGTTGTTTTTGGTATTCCCGAAAACCTATGATTAGTTTCAGTATAACCGGTAACTTGAAACATTTTTAATCTTCTATCAAAATGTAATCTATCAAATTTTAAACTATCATCATATAAACCATTTGTAAAATAAATTGTTTCTCCTGACATTTTTGTTACCAACCCATTATCAATACCAGTTAAACCAATATCACAAGCCGTTGATGAGGAAAAACAAGTTAAATCTAAATTTTTTGGGTTATAGTAGTTTTGTGATACAAAAACATTATTAGTGTTATAATTTTTATATGTTAATGTTAAATCTTGAGCACTTAACGGGTCACTAATATTAAAATTAATTGGTAAACGATCTCCATATGTTTGAGCAATTAAAAACGGAGAAAAAATAACCTCTTGATTATAATCTCTTTCATCCGAAGTCAAAGACATATCCATACTATCAGACTCAAGATTTATCCTGTACTTCTTATAAACATATTGATTAATATTTTGTTCCGCCATTCTTTTTATTAATAAATACCATAAATGAAAGTATTTATATTAAAAAAAGTTTTTATGATTAACTTTAATACAGAATATTTCAAAAAACCGTACTATTTCTTTCTGAAAGATAAAGGAGATAAAATGTCCTTATATTATTCAGTTTCGGAAAATTTAAACGAAGCTAAACAAATAGATAGTAGAATGGATTTTGATAAATCAGAAGAAAAAAATATTAAAACTTTTATTAGTGTAATACTATCTGAAGGTAAAAAAATGAGTACTGGTGAAATTACAGGTCGTTTGAAGAAATATAAGGAGGGTATTACTAAAGAATTTAAGGAAACAAAATTACTAATTAAAATTATTTTGTCTTCGGCAAAACAATATTTAAAAGATAAAGATTTTGAGTTATCAAAAGAAGAAAAAGATTTTATTAAAGACCAATCCGGTGATATTGCCAAGTTAATACCATTAATTGTTTTACAACTATTACCAGGTTCAACATTAGCAACACCATTTATTATTGAGTTTGGGAAAAAATTAGGAATTAAAATGAATAGTAAAATTCCTGAAAAATATAAAGAAAAAGAAATTGAGGGTGAGGCTGAGTTGGCAGAATTTGTTGATGCCGATGGTACATTATTAGGATCAAATATCCCAATGTTAGACCAACAAATGCACCCACACAAAACATTAGACCAAACCGTTAAAATGGCAAGAGCAAATCAATGGCCATACTATAAACGTTATTGGGGTGAATCTATAGAAAATAATATTAAAAACTTACTTGATGAGGTTGACCAATCTGAATCATTTGGATTTGAAGAAACTGAAGATGTTTCAACATATGATGAGGCAGATGAAATTTTCAAAGATGAGTTAGGTGTTGAGGATGACATGGAGCGTGAAGAAAGAGTTAAACGTTTAGGTTTTGACAGAAACTTAGATAAACAACTTAAGAACGAAAAGAAAAGAGGACTGTGTAGAAATTGTTTTACTAAAAGAAGATTGTCTGAATTAGAAAAACAAAAAATGACAGATCTTATTGATGAAATATTAGTAAAGAAAAGGAAAAAATCTAACGATGTAGTACCTAAAGATGACTCTGAAGATTCTCCCGTTAGTAAAATATTAATAAGAAATATTGAATCTATTAAAAAAATTGCAGACAAAGAAGGCATTAGTATTAATAAATTAATCAAACATTTAAAAGAAGGTGAATAAAAATTTATATGGTAAATTGATTTCATTACCGAAAGAAATTACCGAATACTTAGGTAAGTGTTTTGATTATATACCAAATTCAGATCCCTCAATTGAAGGTCATAAACGTAATATTGATTTACGTGATAAAGGTCATGTTTCTTACCAACAATTAGGTAGAATGAAAAATTGGTTTGATAATTATGATGGTGATGGTACTGACGCACCTTTTATATTAAATGGTGGTGAATACGTAAAAAATTGGACTAATGACACAATCGCTCAATTAAGAAAAGGTGATGAACAAAATACTGAGATACATAGAGATTATATGCCATCTGACGTTAATCAAGATTTAGTTGATGATATGGGTTGGTTGGCAGATATGAATAGACCATCAAAAGAACATAGTTCTACTAATGATGATATAAAAATAACAGAAGCCCTAAAAAGGATAAACGACATAATGAAAAAAATAATTTAATATGGCAACAAGTGAAAGATTAGATTTTAGTCAACCTAATAATGAATTAGGACAAATCGCTGAACAACAAAGACAAAAGTTAATCCCAAAAAACGATTACAAGTCGGTTAACCCTTACTCCTCAACCAATAAGGACGCAATATCCGATGGTGATGAATTTGGTAAAGGAACCGGAATATTCTTAGATACCGCCAATGGTGGTTCATCTGTAGATACAATTGAACGTATTAGTGAGATAAAAATTAATGAATATCAAAAAAACAAACCTTACACAACTCCGTCAGCATAATGAAACTTTACAATACATTAAAAGGTCTTATTGTTGAAGTAGCATCAATTGAATCAGTAGTTGATGCTATTAAGAAAAAAAGGCGCGTTGTGATTTATTATAATGGTCGTGAGCCGGGAGGTAATGGTTTAAGAACGATTGAACCTGTATGTTTTGGTTATAGTAAAAGTGGGAATCCTGTATTACGAGCTTGGGACATGGAAGGTGCTTCCCACAGAGCGTACTTAGGTGAAAAACCTTTACCAAGTTGGAGAATGTTTAGATTAGACAAAGTTCAATTTATTAGACCAACGGCAGAAACATTTAATGAGCCAAGACCAAACTATAATCCTAACGGAGATAAAAGTATGACTAAAGTTATTATTAACGCAGTCTTTGATAACACTGAAGAAAATTTAGCATAACTATGAATTCAGAACAAGATTTAATACAAAAATTAATGATCTCAAAAAAGATCATGGAAAAACACAATGACATGGGTAGAAATGGTATTCAGTCATCAGGGGGGTCATCATCACCAATGGTAGAAGATTACCAACCTATTCAAGCAACTTACAATTTACCACAAGAATTTTTATCGGAACAAGAAGTCGCAAAACCAATTAATAATGGACCAATGACATCTGATAGAATTTTAGGTTCTAAATTACCCGATGAAATTAAAAAATTAATGATGGAACATCCAATTCAACAACCAACAATGGGTGTTGGATCAGGAATGTTATCAAATGAATTGGTTGAGAAAGCAAGTAGATTGATGAATACAAATGCAAAAGGAGAATTATTAGAAAACAAACAACCACAAAAACAACAACAACAACGACAACAACAATCTAATGTTGGTGTAGATGCAAATGTAATAAGAGACATTGTTAGAGAAACAGTACAAGATGTTCTTAGAGAAAATGGGTTATTAACTGAATCTGAAACTAAGAGTAATGAAGTTTTTAAATTTAGAGTTGGTCAACATATTTTTGAAGGTAAGTTAATTAGAGTAAAAAAAATAGCAAAATAATTTAATTTAAAATAAAAAAGGGAACCTCAATCAATGATTGGGGTTTTTTGTTTTTATGGGTTGATATTTCCATACATTTAGATTACATTTCTATTATTATTATAACTATGGAAAAAATTAATGTATTAGTATTACCCTCAGACACATCAGGTGTTGGGAAATTTAGATCGGTAGATCCACACGTAAAATTACAAAATCTTTATCCTAACGACTTTCATGTTGATATTGATTACACACCTAAAATTGACGATGACAACTATTGGAAAAAATATCAAATAGTTCATTTCCACCGTACTATTGGTCAAGACTATGACTCATGTCCTGCTTTGATTGAGAAATTAAAAGGTATGGGAATTATTGTTGTTGGCGATATTGATGATTATTGGTTACCGACAAAGGAACATCCTATTCATCAATTAATCATGCAAAATAAATTACATGAGAAAATCATTAAGAATTTAAAAGTTTGTTCATACGTTATGACAACTACTGAAATTTTTGCAAATGAAATTCGCAAATTTAATAAAAACGTAGTTGTATTCCCAAATGCAATTGACCCAAATGAATCTCAATTTAAAGAACCAACAGTATCATCAGATAAGATCAGAGTTGGTTGGTTAGGAGGTTCTTCACACTTACACGATTTAAAGTTAATGGACGGTACCGTTTCTAAATTATCATCATTACAAGATAAAATACAATATTTTGTATGTGGATTTGATACTCGTGGTACTGTAACTGAAATAAATCAACAGACGGGAGAAAAAACACAAAGACCAATTAAACCTGACGAAACTGTTTGGCTTAAATACGAAAAAATTTTTACTAACGATTATAAAATTATAACACCAAAATATAAAGAATTTTTAGAAAAATATGAGGATAAAGAATATTTGGGTTGGGAGAATGAAAATTATGTTAGAGTATGGACTAAACCTGTAACATCTTACGCTAAGAATTATTCTAAATTTGATATTTCATTAGCACCAATTCAAAATCATATCTTCAACAGAATGAAATCTCAATTGAAGGTTATTGAGGCTGGATTTTATAAGAAAGCTTTAATTGCATCAAATGTTGGACCATACACGATTGATTTAAAACACGCTTTACATCAAGGTAAATTTACCGATGGTAACGCTTTATTGGTTAACGAAAATAATAATCATAGTGATTGGGCAAAAAATATTAAGAAATTGGTTGACAACCCAAGTATGATTGTTGATCTTGGTGAAAGATTATACGAAACGGTAAAAGATAAATATGACCTTAACCAAGTCACTAAAACAAGATCAGAATTTTATAAATCTTTAATTAAATAACATGAACAATAAAAAAGGAATAATAGGTTTTACGGCAGGTAACTTTGATTTGTTACATCCAGGTTACATATACACATTTGAAACCGCAAAAGAAAATTGCGATTATTTTATGGTATTCTTACAAAGAGATCCATCTGAAACAAGATTCACTAAATATAAACCAGTTGTACCTTTGTATGAAAGGTATAAAACTTTGATGTCAATAAAATACGTTGATGAGGTTGTTACATATCAAACTGAAGAAGATCTTATTAAGTTAATTGAATTTTACAAACCTGATGTAAGAATTTTAGGTGATGATTACATCGGTAAACGATTTACGGGTGATCATCTACCTATTGAGGTTATTTACACAACAAGGTCTCATAATTGGTCAACAACTAAAATAAAAGAACTTATTACAATAAAAACTTTAAAACAAAATCCAGATTTAATAAAAAATTTAGAATCAAATGATTAATATCCCAATTACAAAAATTTTATTCCTTGACATTGAAACAGTAGGAATAACAAAAGATTATCAAACTTGTGTAAAAGAATACCCAAGAGTTGCTGAACAATTTGTTAAATACATTGATTGGTTTCAAAAAAGATTCCCTGAAGACGCCCAATTATCTTTGGATGAAATTTTTGCAAAAAGAACTGCATTGGTTCCTGAATTTGCAAAAATAGTTTGTGTAAGTGTTGCATTTGTTATGGATAACAATGAAGTTAAAAAACAAACATTCTCAAGTGATAATGAAGGTAAATTATTAAAAGATTTACAAACGTTGTTAAATCGTTGTGGTAAATTGGATTTTTATTTATGTGGTCACAATTTAAAAAACTTTGATATTCCAATGATTGCAAAAAGAATGATCATCAATGGATTAAAACCATCTTCAATTTTACCATCATACGACACAAAACCTTGGGAAGTTAAAGCAATTGATACAAAGGATGTGTGGCAATACGGAGCGTATACCGCAATTGGATCATTAGACTTGATGTGTTCTTGTTTAGATATCCCAACACCAAAGGGTGGTGACGTAACAGGAGACAAAGTCCATGATTGTTATTGGAACAAAGGTATGTTAAAAGAAATTGGTGAGTACTGTGAGAGAGATGTTGAGGTACTAATTGATGCAATAATTAAATTAAAAGAATTAAAATAATGGATGACGTTACAAAATTAATAAAACAATTAGAAGAATTAGATTCAATGTTTGGTGATGACATGAATGAAATGAATTATGATGAAATTATAGATAAACATGGGTTGGATCTTTTTGAACTTGAAAAAGAAATGGAAGATTACCAACCAACAATGAAATTAGAATTTTCATCAAAAAAATACGATCCTAATTTTGCGTATCCAACTGATTCAGGTATGGATTTATATTCAATGGAATCATTAACTATTGAACCATTTGGTAGAATATTAGTTCCAACAGGAGTTCATTTTGATGTTCCCGAAAATTATGAAATTCAGATTAGATCAAAGAGTGGATTAGCCATTAATCAAGGTTTAATGGTGTTAAACTCACCAGGAACTGTAGATCAAGGATATACAGGTGAAATTAAAGTAATATTATTTAACACAACAAATAGTTCTGTTGAAGTAAAAGAAGGTCAAAAAATTGCTCAGGCCGTTGTATGTCCTGTAGTATGTGGAAAATGGTTAGACTTAATTAAAGTTGATACAATAAAAAATAAAGACAGATCCGATAATGGGTTTGGTAGTACTGGAATATAAAAGAATATGAAAAAAGTAGATGTTATAGTACACGCTTATGGTAAACCATGGCAAACTTTATGTACATTAAAAAGTTTAATGAGTCATTCGGGAGAACACATTGATAAAATATTTTTTATAAAAGAACCAACACATCCTTTTAACGATAATGTTGATTGGATAATGGGTTATTTTGATAATTTAATAGTTTATCAACCAGAAAAATCTATTTTAATGTATACAATAAAAGACATAACTAACCAAAACGAAAGATTTAATTGTCCTCATCAATATAGTTTTGAAACTAGTAATAAAGAATTTTTATTTGTTACCCATAATGATGTTTTATATACAGGAGATGTCATTGGTGATATGTTAAATAAAATAAATGATTCTATTGGTATAGGCCGAATTGGTCAGTGTTGGAATTGTCCAGCACATAAAGCAAACTTATGTAGTGGTGAAAAATTTTACGAATGGAACCCAACATACGAGGAAGTTATTTCTTTAGGATTACCATATGTTAGAACCGATATTACTAATGTAGATAAAATTAACCCAAAACCTTTACCTGAATGTAGATTAAATGAATGGGCATGTTTAATAAACATAAAAATGTCTAATAAAGAAACATATCCAAATGGAGATACTCCTTTTTTTGGTGTTTTTGGTCCCGATTCGGGAGTTGCATGGTTTAGAAGTTTACATTTAAAAGGTTATAAGTTTGTAAACTATAATGAAAAATACATCCACTCATATTGGTCTGAATTAAGTAGTGGATATCAAACCGTTCATAGTGAACATCATTATGTAAAATCAGAAGAAAATGCAAAAAAATACTACAATGAAAATTTTTTAATATGATAAAATGCAATGGTTGGGGTAACCACTTAAGATTAGGTAATTGGTTATTTCTTTTTACAGGATTAAATTACTTAGCAAAACATTCTAATAATAAGATTGTACTTCCTGAATATTTTCTATGGGATTATTTAAAAAATTTACCTAATGTGACTGAAAACCAGAATTACGATATTGAGTATTCATTTCTAAACAGAAAATATAGTGATGATGAAAAAAAAAATTTTATTGAGTTTTTTAAATTAAATAATGACAAAATAATTAATATATTAGGATATCCTGGATTACAATCAGAAAAATGGTTTATTGATGATGTCAATTATATAAAAAATATTTTAGAAATAAAAGAAGAAAAAATTAAAGAGGTAAAAACCCGATACAAAGATTTTTTTACAAAACCGACAATTGGGATTGGTGTTAGAAGAGGTGATTTTGTAGGTCACAACTGTTTTTACCAAATACCTGAAACTTGGTATGAAGATACGTTAAAAAAAGAATTTCCAAATTATTTGGATTATAATGTTATAATTTTTTCAGATGACATTGAGTGGTGTAAAAATTATTATATAAATAAAAACTTTTTATTTGCCGAATCAAATAATACCTACATACAACATTCTAATGAATATTTAAATGACCCAATGGATCAATTTATTTTAGGTACCCTATGTGATAATTTTATTGGGGGAAGCTCAACGTTTAGTTGGTGGCAAATGTGGTATGTTAAAAACTTTAATAATGGAAAAGTAATTCATTCGGGGAAAAACCTTGCCGGTAATTGTTATGACTTATTTCATTGTCCACACTATTACCCCGAAAATTGGATAATAAATAAAATAGATTAAAAAAATATGATAACAATTATATACTCAACACATAAGGATCAAGAATATAATAACAAATTTAAACAACATTTGTTACAAACGGTAGGATTAAACGATGTACAGATTTTAGAATTTGTTAATCATAACCAATATTCATTATCCCAAGTTTATAATAGTGGTGTCACGCAATCAACCTATGATATTGTGGTATGTTGTCACAATGATATTAAACTTGAAAAGAATTGGGGTAAAAAATTATTAGAAGATTATTCTAATAACCCCGAATTCGGTATAATTGGAAAAGCCGGATCTTGTTATTTTCCTGAGTCAGGAGTTTATTGGGATAGAATGACTCAAACAATGGTTGGTCAAGTTTATCACCATCCTGATGGTCAAAAAAAATGGTTAAACAAATATTCACCTAAATTACCATTTTTAATTCCTGTTGTTACAATTGATGGTTTATTCATGTCATTTGATAAAACAAAAATTAAACATAGGTTTGATGAAACAATTGGTAAATTTCACTTTTACGATCATTTATTCTGTATTCCAAATTATTTAGATGGGATTAAAATTGGAGTTACCTCATCCTTTGAAATAACTCACCAATCCATAGGAAAACCAAATCAGGAATTTTGGGAGAGTAAAGAAAAATTTGTAGAAAAATGGGGTAGTATGTTACCTTTAGATTTAAAACCTTCGTTTATTTACGCTCCCGATATAAAAAGAAAAGAATTTAAAAAATTTGGTAAGATTGCAATTATAATACCAACTAAAGGTAAAGTTGAAATGTTATACGAATGTGTTAAATCATTTTACGATCATTGTGATTATAAAATTTTTGATGTCTACATTGCGGACACAGGGTCAACTGAAGAAGAAAAAAATTGGATTAAGGATAATATATTACCTTTTGGGAATGTTAAATTAATTGAGTATGATTACTATAATTTTGCAAAGATTAATAATGATGTTGTAAAAAACTTACCTAAAGATGAATATGAATTTTTATTATTCTCTAATAACGATATAAAAATAATAAATGACGTTATTACTGGAATGTTGTCAGTATTTGAAAAAAATAGGATGACAGGTACCGTTGGAGCTAGACTTCATTTTGAGGATAACACAATACAACATGATGGAATCTTAATGTACATTAATAAAATAGATAATAGAATTGGCGTAACACATTTAAATTTAAAAAACTATTACAATTATTCTAACTCAACAAAAGAAGTTTTTGGTAACACGGGTGGTCTAATGATGGTTAGAAAATACACTTTTGAAAAATATGGAATGTTTAATGAAAATTATGTTTCTTGTTTTGAAGATGTTGAAGTTAATATGAATCTTTTATCCTCAGGTTTTAAAAACTATATATGTAGTGAATGTGTATCGTATCATTATGAATCCCAAACAAGAAATGATGATCCAAAAAATTTGGTAAAATTAAATTACGATTACCACAATAATCTACTTCCATCTATTAAAAATAATATAGACAAAATAAAAAATAACATTATAATTATATAATATGGCACAAGGAGTACATAAAATAACTGAAGACTTTGAGAAATCACTATGTGATTACACAGGAGCACCATATGCAATTGCATTAGACAACATGAGTAACGCAATATTTTTAGCGTTATATTATGAAAAAAACATAAAAAAAAGTTTAACATCAGATAAGGTAGATTGTCCATCAAAGACATACCCATCAGTTCCGTGTGAAATTATTCATTCAGGATTAAAAGTTAATTTTACACCTGTTGAGGGTGAAACAATTAAAGGAGCATATCAGTTATCCCCAAGTAATGTTTGGGATTCGGCTTTGAGATTTACTGCCGATATGTATATCCCAAAGTCCCATATGTGTCTTTCATTTACAGGACCATATAAAACATTAAAACTTAGTAAGGGAGGTGCAATTTTAACTGATGACCATAAGGCGATGTTATGGTTTAAAAGAGCAAGATTTAGTGGTAGAAGAGAATGTTCATATCATGACGATAATTTTGATATGATAGGTTGGAACTTTTATATGATGCCAGAATTATCCGCAAGAGGATTGTTGATGATGACCCAATTCTATGATTTAAAGGGAAATAAAAAACATAATCAAGATTTAGAGTTACCATACCCTGATCTATCAAAATTTAAAATTTATAATCAATGAAAAATATAGTTTTAATTGGTGGGGGAAATCAAGCTCATTACACTATTGATATTATTGAAAAAGAAGGTAAATACAATATTGTAGGTATTATTGATTCTTTACATGATATTGGTTCTGATAGGTTTGGATATAAAATAATTGGTAGACAAGAAAATTTATCTGAATTAGTTAAAGAATATGAACTATATGGTGGGGTGATTTCTATAGGTGACAATTGGGGAAGATCTAATGTATCTCTTCAAATATCGTCTTTAGTGCCTGATTTTAAGTTTGTAAACGCCATTCATCCATCAGTTGTAATAGGTAATAATGTAACATTAGGGAGAGGTATAGTTGCAATGGCGGGGTGTATATTCAACCCCAAATCAGTAATAGGAGATTTTACATTTTTTGCAACAGGAGCTCAAGTAGAACATGATTGTGTTATTTCTGATTTTGCCAGTATATCCGCAGGTTCCATTACTGGAGGTTATGTTAAGTTAGGTAAATATTCGGCATTAACTTTAGGTGTGACAGTATTAGATAGAATAGAAATTGGGGAAAACACTGTAGTTGGTGCGGGAAGTTTAGTTATTAAATCATTACCTGATAATGTTTTGGTTTATGGTAATCCTGCAAAAATAATTAGAAATAGAATTACAGGTGAAAAATTTTTAAAATGAAAAAAGAAAATATTATAGAGTTAAAAGAACAAGGGTATACAATTATCCGAAATTTAGTTGATGAAAATTGGTTAGATTTGTTAAGGGATGCTTTGGACAAAGCATTTATTGAGCATAGAAAAACTCAATTAAATAACCATAATGATATTCAAACTAATGGAGTTGCGCTTCATGCGTTATTAAGTAATCCAATATTCATTAATTTCTTGGAAGATATCCAAAATAAAAAATTCTTTGAGTTCCTTTCGGAATCTTTTTTTAATGGTAAGTGTATTATTAATTCATTTAGTGGATTAGATAATCTACCAAATCAACCAAATTTCTCGGCAATTGTTCACAGAGATTTAAGATTTTATTCTGGTGATTTCCCAATTATGTTAAATTGTTTATTAATGGTGGATGATTTTACAATTGAAAATGGTGCAACATATCTATTACCTTATTCTCATTTAGATAAAAAAAAACCAAGTGACGAAGAATTTTTTCAAAACGCAATACAAGCCGTTGGTAAAAAGGGTGATATGATAGTTTTTAACGCCAATGTTTGGCATTCATCGGCACCCAATATAACACAAGACCATAGAAGAGCAATTCCAATAACCGTAAGTAAATCGTTCATGAAACAATTGTTAGATTACCCAAGAGCAATTGGTTACGACAGGATTGATGAGTTTAGTTTTGAATTACAACAATTATTAGGGTATCACTCAAGGGTACCCGCATCTTTGGATGAATGGTACCAACCTGAAAATAAAAGATTTTATAAAAAAGAACAAGATTAAAAAAAAATATAAATTAATATGACTCACACGGAAGAATCTTTAGATATTACAAGAAGAATATCAAATGAAATGTATGGAAAAACTTTTCACCATCATTATCATATTTTATATGACATAATTAAAACGTATCCTGATGATTACAATATTAATTATGTGGAGATTGGGTGTTATGCTGGCGGATCGGCATCGTTAATCTGTCAAAGAAAAAATACTAATGTTTTTTGTATAGATTTAGGAACCCCTATATCACCTGAAGTCCCAATTAAAAATATAGAAAAATTTAATATCTTTAATAATCATTACGAATATATTCAAGGTAATTCTCAGAAAATAGAAACACTAGAAAAACTTAAAACATTTATTGATGATATTGATGTTTTATTTATAGATGGTGATCACTCATCAAATGGAGTGAAGAATGATTTTGAGTTATACTCACCAATGGTTAAAAATGGTGGTTATATTGTTTTTGACGATTATAATGATTATGAATTTAGTCCTGAAGTAAGACCTATGGTGGATCACATTATATCTACACTTGATGGTTATGAAATAATAGGAACATTACCCAATTTATTTAAGGCCGATCCAGAATCTATGTTAGATGGTAATTGTTTTATAATTAGAAAAAAATGAAATTATCAATAGTTACTCCAACATATTTTAGGTCAGATGGATCTACATTAGCACATCTAAAAAAAGCTTTAGATTCCTTATTTAATCAAACCCATCAGGATTTTAAAATTTACTTAATTGGCGATAGATATGAACACCCTAATGAGGTTGAGACATTAATATCAAATTACGATCAAAGTAAAATATTGTTTGTTAATTTAGATGTTGCTAAAGAACGAGATTTTTATATCAATAAGTGGGCTTTATGGTCTTATGGTGGAGTTAACGCAACAAATCATGGTGTTGATCTGTCTATGTCTGAAGGTAACCATTATATTTGTCGTTTAGACCATGACGATGAATGGGAAAATAATCACTTGGAATTAATTAATAAATGCATTGAAGAAACTAATTCAGATTGGATTTGTACTAAATCAAATTACCTTAATACTGTAATTTTACCATACACTAATGGTACTGGTCTTTATATTAATCACTTACCTAAATCCGAATCTTTAATTCATTCATCGGTATGTATGAACTTTAAAACAATACCTCTAAAATATAGAGATTTATTTGATGAAACTGGTGTTGTTGGTTTACCGGCCGATGCTGAATTATGGGAAAGATGTGCATCCTATATTTTAAGTAATAATTTAAAAAGTACTTTAATAAACAGTGTGACGTGTAATCACGTTGAGGAGGGGTTTGAACGTAACTAATAATGAAAGTAACTGCGTTATTATTAAATTGGAAACGACAAGAAAACATTGTTAAAGTGATTCAATCCATCCGAGATCAATCAATTGATATTGATATATGGTTATGGAATAATAATATTGAGGATAAGACATCTTATGATGTAGATGTTCAAATTAATTCGTCAAATAATTTTAAATGTTGGCCAAGATGGTTAGTTGGGTCAATGGTTGATGAAGGTTTTATTTTTACATTAGATGATGATATAATGTTTAATAAAACAGATGTTATTGAAAATTGTTTAAAGACATATGAGACTATAGGGAAAAATAGGACATTCCCAATAATTGGTTATTCGGGTGTCGTTTTAAATAAGGAAAAAGATTATTGGGAATCAAAACACATAAATAAACCCTATGATGATACCGATATCATAGTTGATGTTATTAAAGGTAGATTTATGTTCATGGATAGTAAAATTTTAAAAAATGTTTTATTAGATAATGAACCTACTTGTGAAGATATAAAAATATCTTCCTATTCAAATTACAAGATTGTCCCATCTTTAATATTAAATGGATTAATCAACTTGGAGGAGGGTCCTGAAGCGTTACACTCAAGTTTAGAACAAAGAAAAAAAAGAACTGAGGCAACCAAAAAGTATTTTATTAAAACCGTAAAATATAATTAATTATTTATTATTTATAAGTTGGTTTTATATTTAACTTAAATAAAAAACTTATGGCTATTAGAAAAAAACCAACTTTAAAAGACGATACAACGTCAACCACTCAACCACAAATTTCAAGAAAAGAGTTAATTAACTCTGTAATCAAAAGAAAACAAAAAAGTAAATTTTTATCCGACAATCAAAAAGACTATTATGATATTTTGATTAACAATCAAATTACAATTTGTTCAGGACCGGCAGGTGTTGGTAAAAGTTATATTTCAATGAAAGCAGCGGTAGATTTATTAATGGACCCAAACAATTCATACGAAAAAATTATTATTGTTAGACCCGCAGTTGAGGCTGAAGAAAAGTTAGGATCTCTTCCAGGAAATTTAGAAGAAAAATTAGACCCTTATATTTTCCCATCTTATTACTTACTTAATAAAATAATTGGTAAAGAAGCGAGAGAAAAATTAAAAGAGTATGAAGTAATTGAAGTATTTGCGTTAGCATACATGAGAGGAATGAATATTGATAATTCAATTTTAATTTTTGAGGAAGGTCAAAATGCTACCCCTAATCAAATGAAATTATTATTAACAAGAATTGGATACAATAGTAAATTCTTTATATCAGGTGATTTAGAACAAACGGATCGTTATAAAGATAAAAAACAATCGGGACTTTACGACGCACTACAAAGATTCAGTGGTATACCAGATATTGGCATATATGACTTTAAAAATGCCAAAAATGTTAGAAACCCATTAATTAGTGAAATATTAGTTAAGTACGATGACGAAAATAGGGATTGAGATTAATGGTGTTTTAAGAGACACTATTAGTAAATTTACTGAATTATATGAAAAACATTTAGTTGATACTCATTTTAATGAGTCAACGGATAAAACATATGAAATTGAATTTTCAGGTGATACAGATGAGGTAATTGAACTTAATGAAAACTTAGAGATTAATAATTTTGAATATAAAGTTTTAAGTCCTGTCACATCATTAGATTTAGGTTCTCATTTTTCATTTCCATCTAAAGATGATTTATATTCATTTATGTATGAAGAATATACAATGGAGTTATTTGGACATGCACCATCAACAGAGATGTTATCATTTAACCTGTTAAACGATATTTACTATAACTTGAGAGATACTTATGACTTAATGATTGTTTCTGATGAAATAGGTAGATCTAAACCATCATCACTTTTTTTCTTATCCAAATTTGGTTGTTTAGTGGAAAAAGTATTTTTCTATAGTGAAATAACAAAAAATGATATGTTAGATGAGGTAGACATTTTACTTACGGCTAATCCTGACCTACTATTAAATAAACCTGATAATAAAATCATTATAAAATTTATTACAGATTATAATAAAAACATCAAATCAGAATACGAAATTTCTTCTTTATCTGATTTGGAATTAACGATTAAAAAAATAGAAGCGAATGTTTAATGTGTTTGGAGAAAACTATTATATTGATTTAGATAAAATAGAGGACTTTGTCCAGTATAGTGGTACAAGTGGTGAAACTCAAATCCACGTAGTAAAATATGAGTCAGTTAAAGCAATGGTTGACACAATTTTAACTGAAATAGGAGAAGTGGATGAAAATTTAGGTATGAAAAATAATGAGGTGACTATTCCCTTTAAAATTGCTTTTAATACACTTTTAATGAAAAAAATAATAAATAAAATATAAAACATGAACCAAGAACAAATTTTAAAACTAGAAGAATCCATTCAGAAAATGAGGGATAAGAAGTCAAGAATTTATTTTATAGTACAGGACACTAAAGGAAATGCAAAAGCGTCAATACGTTACATTTACGAAATGGCTATGTCACTAAAAAATAATGGATTTAATGCCATAATACTACATGAAACCCCTGAATACTTTGGTGTAACAGATTGGTTAGGTGAGGAATATATGACAAATTTAGATCATAAATCTATTGAAGGAACTAATTTAGAAATCTCACCTGAAGATTTAATTGTTATTCCAGAAATTTACGGATTCATAATGGATCAAATAACTAAACTACCTTGTGGTAAAATTGTGTTATCGCAATCATATGATTACATTTTTGAAACACTACAACCTGGACAAACTTGGACTCAACTTGGATTCCATAAATGTATTACAACATCAGAAAAACAAAAAGAATATATTTCTTCAACAATGAGAAGTGTCTCAGTTGATGTTATTGAACCAACAATTTCTGAAGTTTTTGAAAAACAAAAATTCCCACCTAAAACAATTATTGGTGTACATACAAGAGATCACAGAGATACGGTAAATTTAATTAAAACTTTTTACACTAAATTTCCACAATACAGATGGATTACATTTAGAGATTTAAGAGGGTTATCTCAAGTTGAGTTTACAAACGCAATGAAAGAAAGTTTTGCATCCGTGTGGATTGATAATATTAGTTCATTTGGTACATTCCCACTTGAATCTATGAAGATGGGAATACCTGTTATTGGATTGGTACCTAATATCACACCTGAATGGATGAATGAAGAAAATGGTATTTGGATCAATAACCAAAATATGATTGTTGATGTTATTGCCGATTTTATACAAAATTGGTTAGAAGACAATCTTAACCCTAAATTATACGAAGAAATGGACGTAACCATTAATAAACTTTCAACCAAAGAAAAATTTGAATCAGAAGTTGTTGAATTATTTGCAAAAATGATTGACACAAGAGCAGATTCTTTTGAGGCTCAACTATCTAAACTTGAAACAACTGAATAATATGGAAAATAATAAAACTATCTCGGTAATATTACCAATTAAAACTGCTAGGTCCGCAGACTTTGAGGACTTCTTTGATAGATGTATCAAATCAATTAAAAACCAAGGTGAAACTGTAAGTGAATTGGTTATCGTTTATTGTGATGATTCTCTTTTGGAGACACACATTAACTCTTATGATTTTGATGGATTAAACGTTAAATTTGAAGTGTGGAAAGACGAACCTAACTTTGCAAACCAAGTTAATAAAGGTGTTGAAATATCAACTTCTGATTGGGTTTCATTAATTGAGTTTGATGATGAATATTCAAACATATGGTTTAAAAACTCACAAAAATATATGGATATCTATAAAGATATTGAAGCGTTTTTACCAATTGTTGTTGATGTTAATGATAAAGGAGTATTTGTAGGATTTACAAATGAAGCAACATTTGCGGCAAACTTCACACAAGAACTTGGTTATTTAACTAACGAAACATTACAAATGTATCAAAATTTCCAAATTGCTGGAATGGTTATTAAAAAAGAAACTTTCTTAGAATTTGGTAAATTTAAATCAAACATTAAATTAACATTTGGTTATGAGTTCTTTTTACGTATGACTCACGCATCTGTTAAATTTTTAACAATCCCTAAGATCGGATACAAACATATGAACTTAAGAGAAGGATCTATTTTTTGGAACTACAAAAATGGTGACAACAGGTTAAGTGAAGATGAGGCTAAATTCTGGATTGAGGCGGCTAAGAAAGAATATTTCTACACCGCACAGAGGGACATAAAATATGAACCACAAGAAATTTGATGTCCGAAAATGGTAATTTATCAAACGAAGAGAATGAAAAGAAAAAGAAGGGAAGAAAACCAACAGTAAATAATTATTTTGACGTAAGAGAAGAAGATGCGGTTAGGGCCTACCTAATCGCAGAATCTTTTGACGAAAAGAACAAAATTTATAATGAGTTTTTAAAACACCCCTTAGATAAAATGATATCGTCAATTATTAGACGATATAAATTATACAGAAGAGACATGGACTTTGAGGAGATCCACATGGATACTCATTCATTTTTAATGACTAAAATAGACAAGTTTAAACCGGCTAAAGAGAAAAAGGCTTATTCTTATTTTGGGACTATCTGTAAAAATTATCTTATGGGACAAATTTTAAAAGACCAAAAAGAAATGAATAGAAAAATATCTTATGAAGATATTTCGGGAGATGTTCATAATATGCCAGATATGATTTATTATATTGATAATGACGATGTAAGTTCTGAAGAAATTATAAAAAAATTCCTTAATGAACTTAAAGATAATATGAATGAACCAAATATATCTGAACAAGAAATAAAATTGGGAGAAGCTTTAACTGACATTTTTACAAATTATGGGGCAATTTTTCAAGAAACATCAAATAATAATAAATTTAATAAGAACATTATCCTGTTTGAATTGAGGGAAATGACCAATTTAAGTACAAAAGAAATACGTAATTCATTAAAAAGATATAAAAAAATATACTTTCATATCGTAAATGAATTATTAAAATAGAATAAAAAATACTTATAGATATGGGAAGGCCGACAAAAAAAGAAATTAATCTAACTAAGGAATCAATGTTATCTTTGATGCAAGAGATTTATAATGAACTTGTAGAACAAAGAAATACCGCAATTAGAATACAAAACAAGATGTTAACAATGATGAAAGAACCGGAAGATATGACTCTTATTGGTCCTGTTATTGAAAAACAACAAAAGATTATTAATGATTGTGTTGAGAAAAAACTATCGTTATCAAAACTACAAGCGCAAATTTGGCAAAAATCTCAGGAGAAACAAGAGGATAATTTTACTTTGTCGGATTTAGATCTTGATGATGACACATTTAAAAGTTTAATTGATAAAGACACCTCAACAGATAATAGTTACAAACTGAATAAATAATGGCACAGGATACTGAAGATGGTTTTAATGACGTAGATAAAAAAACAACTGTACTCAAAAAGTATAAGAAGGTTAGTAGTGATATTGAAGATCTACGAAAAAAAGCTGGAAAAAATTTAGAAAAGAAAAAATCTGAAGTTTCCACACAACTTTCTGATGCAAAAAAATTAAAAAACAAATATCAAAAAGAAATTAAAACTCAATTTGATAAGTTGTTAGACCTAAACTTTCAATCATTAGGGTCAGGTAAAAGTAGTAATGGTTATCTTAAAAAAACTTTTACAAAAGCCATTAAAGAAATTGTTCCAAAATTAGATGATATTTTATTGGAATTAATGTTAAGTGCCGTAGGTTGTTCACAAGACCAAGAATTTGTCCCTCAAACTATTTATATTAGAGTTAAGTCAGTTGACCTACTTAACACGTTAAAAGAAGATCCTGCAACAGATGTGGGTAAATTACTATATGAAAAGAAAAGTGTTCAATATAGTAGTTTTCCATTTTCAATGAATAAGGAATTATATAATAGAACTCAAAATATTAACCAACCATTTAGTGTTCCGGCATCTGGACAAAGTTATATGGGTACGTCAGGGCAAGAGTTATTTGACATTACTTATGTTGAGTCTTACGTTGACCCAACATCTTTACAAACTATCCAAGGTAACTTTTTTAAAGTTGATTTAAAGAATAGAATGACAACAAATAAAATTTCTGAATTTTTAAAAGATTACTTCACAACAATAAAACTTTTTGATGAAACTAATTTTTTTGCCAACTTAATGAACCAATTAACAGGTGCGGTTTCTATTAAAAAAGGAGATGGTAATGCAGATTTAGAAGACTTACAAAAAATACTACTAATCATACAAAGAATATTAGGATTGTGTTTTGATAACACTAAAGAGATTGATGTGTCAGGAATTGCAAAATTGTCGGAAAATGATAATGTTGACGAATCCTTCTTTGAGTTCACAGACATTGATTTACGTTTTATTGATTCAAGAGTTTCTGATATTAAATTAGGTGTTGTTGAATTTGAGGAATGTAATACAGTTAAATTACCCGTTGACTCGGATAGTATCACAAACGCATTAAATAATCTTATTTTTGTTGATGGTAAAAATAATTCAAATAGTATAGATGACGCATCTAACTTAACTGATGTATTAACTAAAAATCCAGGATGGTTTCCATTGGAAATAAATATTGATTTATCATTCCTTAAAGAGTTTCCAAAGGCAATGGTATCCACAGTCCTTTCACCTAAAGTTGTTTTACCTTTAATGATAACAACAAAATCATTAGGTCAAAATTTAGATTTACAAATTAGTTCATTTATGGATTTTGCAAAAAAACTTAAATCGTTCTTTATTAAATTTGCCTCAAAAGTAGGAGAAATTTTTGTTAAAATTTTATTTGATATAATTAAAAAAGATATTTTGAATTTAGTCAAATCGGTAAATTTAAATGTGATTAGAGGTTTAAATAATAAAAGATTAAATACAATATTATCTTTAACTGAATTAATAATTGCAATTGCTAAAATTATAAAAGATTTCAGGGAATGTAAAAGTGTGATTGATGATCTATTAAATGCGTTAAAAATCGCATCAAAAGGATTTGGTGGGGACATCCCATTACCATTATTATTAACTTCAAAACTTTTAAGTGGTTATTCTTCAGATAGAGCATTTTTAAATGTTATTGCAAATTTTGAAGAATTGGGATTACCAACAGGTACGATGCCAGATGGAAGTCCTAATTTAATGTTAGCATCAATAAAGGCTCTATTAGATGGATCAGATCAAGAAAATGCATCAAATGGTAAATCACAAGTTGCAATATACCCACTAAGTATAACACCAATTGGTCAAACAACACCAATAGTTTGTTATGGAAAATAAAATATAAAAAAATGGATAATAAAGTACAATCACAACAAGTTGTGGAAATTATTAAAGAACATAAGGTTAGACCTAATAAAGATCTAATTTTGGCTATGGAATTTATTAAAAAAGATTTTGATATTACAAAAGAAAATTTAATTAAAATGACAAGTCATTTAGACAAATTAGAGTTGACATATAATACACTATTAAAAGAATATCAAGCAAGAAATGTGGTTCAAAAATAAAAATTTATTTCCGGGTTATGTAAAAGATAATAAAGATCCAATGATGTTAGGTAGGGTACGAGTTGTACCTACCCTTGAAAGGTATGAGGATTCTTTACCCGAAGATTGGAATGAAGAAAATGATAAGTGGACGGCAAAAGATCCATTTGTATTTTTACCATTGTTACCATACTACATTAATCAGGTCCCAAAAGATAATGAATATGTTAACCTAATTTATTACGACAATCGTGAAAGATTAGATGCGAATAAATTTTATATTCAAGGACCAATAACAAGACCCCAAAATAATTCTAAAGAGGATTGGAAAAACTCTCAGTCCATGTTGGCAACAGGGGAATTTTTCAAACAGGCAAATCAATTAAGAGATCGTAAAACAGGGATTACGGATCCAAAAATTTATGGAATATACCCCGAACCAGGTGATAATGCCATTTTAGGTAGAGGAACCGCAGATGTTGTTGTTAAAGAAAATGATGTGTTAATACGAGCAGGTAAATTAGATCCTCTTAAATCTTCAAGTGCGGATTTTAATATTCCCGTACCAAATGATAAAAGATCATTTTTACAAATATCCACATCTCCTTTAGAAAAAATTAAAGGTGAACCAAAAACAGTTACCGAATACATAAAAGAAAGTAGACAAGTTAAAAATTTAGTTGAGTGGGAAATAACAAATCTTGCAACAACAGGAACAACTTTTGATGGTAATATAAAATTATATAGTTTAATTCCAGTACCTGAAACTTTATCCAATAAAATTTTTCTTACTTCTGATTTGGATAGTTATAAAGGAACAACATTATATGAATTAAACTTTACCGGTAAAACTTCTGAAGAATCGTTAACAATAATTAATGATTTTATTAAAGGTGTTAATATTGGTAAAATAAATGTTGATGGTTATCTTTCCTACCCATCACAAGATGGATCTAAATTGGAAAACCAATTTCCATTTGTGTTTACCCCAACAAAAAGTAATACCGAAATATTTGTAGGTGCAAATATTGATACCCCAAGTGGTTTAACTGAGTTTAATAACATTCTTAATTTTTATTCAAAAACTAAATTATCACCACAAAATAAAGAATTTGGTTTTGGTTTGGTTTGGATTCAAGATGTTTTAGGTGAACAACTTGAAGTTAAAATAACTGAGGTCGCAAATGACACATTTGAGGCAACCCCAACATCATATGGTGTTATGGGTGGTGATTTTCTTTATTTGTTATCACATAAATCAGTTATCCCAAGTAAAGGTACTCCGATTGATTTAAAAAATACATTATACGGTATTGATCAACCAACGTTAACAGATACGATTTACGGTAAAACAAATTCAATGGTTAGAGGTGAAGAATTAATGTCATTCTTAAACCTCATCGTTCAATTTATGATAGGTCACGTACACCCATTTCCAGGACTTGCACCAATACAAGAATATCCATCAATACCTGATGGTCCTTCATCTAAAAAAATATTGGAAATACTTAATAATTCTCAAAATACAATATTAAATCAAAATATTAGGATTAATTGATATTTATATTAAAAACGTAAATGTCAATAAATAATTCATATTTCAGTAGGAATAATACTTTAATATCTGATAGTCTTGTTAATTCAGGGAGAAATCCTGTTACCGAATTATTTTATGGTGATGGAAGCCTTTTAAACCCAATTGGATTTACACGTTTTATCTTTGATTTAGATCTTACTTTATTAAAAGAAAAATACCAAAATGGTGTTATAAGTTTGGGGTGTAATTCAGATACGACTCATACTTTAAGAATGACTAATACAAGTTATTTTGATAAAGAATTATTAAACACTTCCACATCTCAAGGTAGACTAAGAGCAACGTCATTTGACTTAATCTTATTTAGAATACCTCTTAATTCCTTATCGGGAACTTCTCAGAATTGGGATGAGGGTGTTGGTTATGATTACTATGATCAAGTAACTGGTATACCAAGTGATAAGAACTATTCAGATAGACCATCAAATTGGGTGGAAATGACAACAATTACGGATTGGCAACAATCAGGGATTTATAGTAATACAAACACAGGGTCATTTAATTATAATCAGTTACAAATTATTGATACACAACATTTTGAATTTGGTGATGAAAATGTAGAGTTTGATATGACAAGTGAAATTAACTCTATTTTAAATGGATCTCTAACAGGTGTAACGGGTTGGGGAATTGCTTACTTACCTCAAGTTGAAAACTTAACAGGTACAACAGGTAATTATTCTGTTGGATTTTTTACAAGACATACTCAAACATTCTACGAACCATTCTTAGAAACAAACTATAATGATTCAATTGAAGATGATAGAAATTCATTTTCATTAGGTAAAATTAATAAATTGTACTTATATATCTTTGAAGATGGGGATTTTCAAAACTTAGATAATAATCCTTTGGTTACAATTGGTGATCAAACAGGAACTCCAATACCGGGTCTTATTAATTTACCATCTTGTCAGGTAACAAAAGGTGTATATGAGGTAATAATACCACCATTACTTGGATATAAAACTCCATGTATTTTTACCGATACTTGGTCAAACATTTTATTAAATGGTTTTTCATTACCTAATGTAATTAATGAATTTGTAATATACCCATTACAGAAATCAATTCAAATTGGAACAACAACTAATGATCCTGCGGTATATGGTTTTGATTATTATGGAATTAAACAAGATGAAAAAATATTAAATACCGATATTAGAAAAGTTGGTGTTATAATCAAGAAAGCATATACCACTAACCAACAATTGCCAAAAATTGAAGGTCAATATAGAGTGTATGTTAGAGAAGGTCAAACCGAAGTGCAAGTACAAGATTGGACCAAACTTAATAGAACTCCAAATGAGTACTATTTTATATTTGACACAAGGGATAAGATTCCAAATGAATATTATATAGATTTAAAAGTCATTTCTAGTGGAGAAGTAAATACTTATAAGAGACAGATTAAATTTCAAATCGTAAATAAAAAATAAAGATATTTATTAAATAAAGATATGGCAAATTTTATATTAGAACAATGTTCATCATCAAATCAATTCACAGTTGGGTTTGGTGTAAGGTTTACCCCAATAACGGGACAAACTTATTCATTTAGTAATGGACTAACAGGAGAAACTATTTGTGGTACCATAATATCTGGCACCACTGGATCAACAACATATTCGGCAATCACCCAATATGATAATTGTAATGAATGTATTATTGATATACCAAGAAGTGCAAATACTGAAACGGCAATTTGTTACACTTGTTTTTCGGACGTTAATAATGGTACCGCATTTTATTATACAAATACTGTACCTCATCCTGTTTATACTGATGGGTATGGTACTCCAGTAACTCAATTAGACATGGTCACATTAGGTGGCGTTAACGGATTAAATAATTAATATAATGAAAAGAATAATAAGATTAAATGAATCGGACGTTACCAATTTGGTAAAAAGAGTCCTCAATGAACAAAAAAGTGAACGATATATGTTCTTTTCAAATTTAGAACAAATGAGAAGACAATGTGATTTATTATTAAATTTTGATCGTAGTGAGGTTGAATCTATTTTAGATAATGGACATGATTGGGCTCAAGATCATATTTCTGAGGCTAAAAACAATATGGATCAAGTATTTGATTTTATGATGAATGAAACTACAAGAGACGGTATGAAATCATCTACGAATATTGATGATGAAGATATGGTCATGATGGAAGGGAAGAAAAAAGTAGGTACACCTCTTTGCGCAAGAGGTAAGGCATCAGCAAAGGCAAAATATGATGTATATCCCTCCGCATATTCGAACGGACACGCAGTACAAGTTTGTAAAGGAAAAATCAAAGGTCTTGATGGTAAAAGACATTGTTCAGGAGCATATTGTTAAAAATTTTTTAAAAATATTTTTTTATTCAAATAATTTATATATATTTGTAGATACATAAACTTTATACAAATATGAAAAACAGAATAAAAAGATTCTTAAGTAGATTAAAAATTAAATTTTATATTTGGTCAAAAAAATCTTCAGGTATTGTACCAACTTATCAAGATGAAACCCTATCATACGAAAAGACCTGTTTTAAAATATGTCTTAAAATAATTCAACATAGAGACACAGAATTTATGATTGCTCCAATGTCTGATAAACGTTATCTTAAAAATGACGATATGAAAATTTTCATAACAATGACAGATCGTAGAGTTGAAATCACTAATCACGTTTACAATTATAATGTTAAACTACATGAAAGAGATTGGGAAAGATTAACGTATATTTTTGATCTTGAGGCAGATAAGAGAAGACTTAATTATGAGGGAGAGGTTAATTCACAAATCACTAACTCTCTACATAATATCTTAGAACGAGTTTCTAATTTCAAATAAAATATTATTAACTAAGGAATCTACGGATTCCTTTTTTGTTTTATATGATGTCATAATAGGTTTTTGTCCTTTTCCTGTCTGAGTGTCTTTTTTTTCTGCGGTTCTTTTTTGTTGGCAGGCAGATCTTTTTTGTGAATCACTCATTTTACCTGCAACACCAACCGCCCTACATTTAGGGTAAGATCCTTTAGAAGTATCTTGTCGTCCACAGGGAGGGTGTTTGCCGTCAACTTTACTACAAATGTTAACCCAAGGTCCTTTTGGTTGAGAAGACCCTTTAGGTTTCTTCTTTTTACCAAACCAAACTGCGAGATCTTCCATTAAAGTATCATCCGTTATCTCAACCCACTCATTTACAGGTACAATTTTTTTATTTTTACCAGGTGTTTGGTTAATATTATTACCATCATCATCACTAAATGTTGAATTTGGATGTTTTTTAATATAATTTGTAACTTTTTTTGCTTTAGATTCTATTTTTTTGATTTGTTTTTTTGTTTCATCCATTGATCCATCATAACTATCAAATTCTAACATTGGACTATCGTATTTTGATACAGATATTGTGAATGGTCCGTTTTGAGAATTTTTAAATTTTCTTATACCTAATTGCATTGGAGCAATATATGAACCTCTACTCCCACCACTATCTGAAGTTGCTTCAGATAAAACTTTCTTTATTATTTGATTTAAATCCATAATTTGTCTACTATTATAAATATCAACACAATACAAAATGGAAGAACAAGAAAATGAATTATTTGGTAACCTGTTTGGAACCATCAATTTACTAAGTGAAGAACATTTAGATGCAATTCTTATATCTATGAATAAAGATCACGCATTATATTATTTAATTGAGTCAGTTAAAGCATCACATAAACGTGGAGCGTTTACAATTGGTGAATCTGAAGTTATATCAAAAGCCATTAGAGTGTTGTCAAAATTGGAAGAACCTAACCAAACTATTGATAAATAAAAAAAGGAGACAATTACTTGTCTCCTTTCTCTTATTCGGTATTTAATTGATTATCTCAATTCTCTCAAGTCAAATGTTCTAACTCCATCAACTGTGATACGTCCGTAGAAACGGTTATTAACCATTTTCTTAGCGTATCTTGTCATTATACCTTTGATAGGTGTAAAGTTGAATGGATTGTACATTGTAGGTGTCAATTGTAGAGGTACGTACGGTGCGTAGATGTAACCTGTGTCTAACAATGATGTTCCTTTGTGTCCTACTAACACTGTGTTAGCTGGGAAGTAAGGGTCACGGTAAACTTGGTAACGTCCTGCAAGAGTACCTACTCTTTCAATACCCATGTTATACTGATCTTGCTCAGGAGATGCGTTAGATACGTGGAAGTATTCTAAATCATCAAAGATAGCTGAAATCTCAGAAGAAACTACGATCCAGTTAGCTCCACCTCTCAATGTAGATTTGTGGATTTGTGCTGACAATTGGTTAATCGCAGTAATCAAAGTTTGATTCCAATCTTTTTGAGTGTAAGATGTTGTTAAAGACAATCTTCTCCATCCGTTGTAATCCCAACGTAAGTTCCAAGCCGCTCCTTTTCTCAAGTCACGTAAGATCTCACGGTCAATCTCAGCTGCAACTTGCTCAGATAACAATGCAGTTAACTCAGCTTCAGCGTCGATGTTATGGAATGCAGCAACGTCTTGAGCTAACTCAGGAGACCATTGTGCTCTTAGTTTTCTTTCAGTTACAGAAACAGTTACTGATTCTAAATCAAAAGAAACCTCACCGATTTTATCTTCAAACTCTAAGTTTTTGTATCTTCTGTAAACCGCAGTAAATGCAGTTGCTTGAGCGATAGCACTTAAAGTTGTTCCTGTGTATCCGTCTAATGTAGTACCACAAGTAGCACATACAGGACAAGATAAATCAACCTCTAAATAGATACAACCTTCTGCGTCACAGATATCGTAGTAAGAACCACCATTTCCTGTTGATGCGTAAGAAGTTTGAGCTTGACTACCGTATTTAACGATTCCTTTACCGTAGATTTGAGTAACAACTCTAAACAATAATGGTGTTGATGCGTCAACAGTACAAGGTGATGTTCCAGCCACAGTTAAACCTGAATCTTTAATAATTTTAAGGTCAGATAAGAAAGTTTCAGTATCCATCTCGTTACCATCAGGTCCGATTAATTTACCTTCACCAGCTCTGTTAAAGTCACACATTTTGATAATAACTTTTCTTGTTCCTGTAGTTGCAGTGTATTGTGAATTATTATTACCCGCATTTTCTAAGGTACTACCACTCCAAACTTGTACGTTTGTTGCCGCAGTAACTGCAGTCCATTCACCTTTAGAGTAATCAAACAATCCTGGAGGATCTAACGCTGCTTCTGAACCTTCATAAAATAAATCATAAAGATTTTTAGCGTATGATGTACCTGTTCCACCTGGGTATCCTGCGTTGTCTGCCGGTGCAGGACCATTTGGTGATCCGATTGGTGAATAATGTTCTCCACCGTTAGCGGTTGAATTATCATATCCTTGGATACGAGGCACAAAGAAGAACAATTTACCAATTGGTAAGTTCATTGCTTGTACAGAAACGATATCGTTAGCCAACAATTTAGAGAAAACTCTTCTTACGATAGGGAAAACAACTGTTTCAAATGCTCCGTTGGAACCTTCAGAAGTTGCTTCGTTAATCAAGAAAGAAGCTTGGTTTTCATATAACTGTGCTACGTTTTCTTTTAGGTGGCCTTTAAGGCCTTCAAGGAATCCTAATTTATCCCATTTGTTAATAGTATCTTCTTTGATAACTTTAAGGTGTTTTAACCCGATGTTACCAACAAGACCTGATTCTAATAATGCTCCCATTTTTTTGGTTTTTTATTTTTTTTAGTTTATTTTTATTTTATTTTTCCCATTAAATCTTTCATTCTCAAGAACTGTGGATTCTCATAAGTTTTAGATTCAATCAAATTAACGGCTGATCCTGATACAGGAGTTTTAGTAACCGATTTTTCAAATGACTCATTAATAGAGTTTTCCTTAGTTTTTTCAGATGAGAATTCATCTTTTAATGATTTATAAAGACTTTTAGATTCTTTAAGTGTTTCAACATTGTCGAATCTTCTAAGTATATTTATTTTTTCTTGTTTTGTTGTTGAATGTTCTGTAAACAGTCTAGTTGCGTAAGCCAAATTAGAGTTAAAGATTGCTACTTCATTTAATTTAGTTCTGAAAAGATTCAAAGCCTTTCTGTACTCTTCATTTTTAGATTTTAGTAATTCTACTTCATTTTCACTAATGTGTCTAGGAGCTGCTTTTGGTTTTGGTAAACCATTTCTTCCAAATTTTGTTCCTGCACCTAATGTACGTGAAGCTTCTGTAGTTTCTCTTCTCTTTTTAATTGGTCTGTATTCACCATCTAAATTTTCTCCATCTTTATAAGAGAATTTTTTAGCACTTCCTGTGTTGATCATTTTTTTACCTTCTTTTTGTTTGGTAGTTTTATAATCCATAACTTGTCCGTACTTGAATTTAGGTGAACCCATTCCAACTCCTTTAGCTTTAAATTTTGATTCCATTACATGATCCAAATCTTCTTCATCTAATTCTTCATATTCTTCTTCATCAGACATACCGAAGTCATCCATTTCAATTTCATACAAAGTTTCATCAACATTAGTTTCGTACATTGGAGTTTCATACATTTCTTCATTATGTCTACGACTCATGCGTCTTGGTCTTTCTTCAAAATCCATTTCTTCTTCTTCTTCTTCTTCATCTTCCATATCATCAGACATACCGAAGTCATCCATTTCAATTTCATACAAAGTTTCGTCTAATGTAAGATCTTCACTTTCATCTTCATCTTGTTCATCAAGTTCATCTTGATATTGTTCAGAAAGTTGGATGAAATAATCAGCTCCAGTTTCAGGATCTGATAATGTAATGTTATTATTCGCATCTTTCTTTACGATAACTCCATCTTCATCACTCATAGATTTGAAAACTTTAATTACATCTGACATATCTGCTCCAGTCATGTCAATTGCATCTTCATCTTCCATACCCATGTCAATGTCTTCAATGTCGTCATCTTCCATGTCATCATCCATAGCCATAGGTTCAACACCTAAATCTACATCCTCGACATCATCTACTTGACCTTCAGGTTCAACAACCTCTTCTTCGTCTTCAACGTCAATCTCTTCTTGTTCTCTAAGAGATTCTTTTACTAATGAGCTGATTTCATTCTTCATTGTAGAAGAAAGTATTCCTTTTGCATTTTCTTTAAGAGCTTCTTCCAAACTTCGAATTTGGAATAATGCGTCTTCAACAACTGATTTTTTGTTCATCTATAGTTTGTTTTACAATATAAATAGTAGGTAAATTAAAAAAATTCATTTTTTCTAATTATTAGGCAAAAAAAATGGGTACAACTAATGTCATACCCATCTTAAAAATTAATTAAAAATTAACTAATTACCTCATCAATTTTACTTTCAGTGATTGATGTAATTCTCCAATCCATAGTATAGTGTTCATACACTTTAGTAACTTTTGCCTCAACATCAGTTGGTGAATAACCCAATACTAATTTTTCTTCTCTTGTTTTTTTTACTTTTCCTGATTCAGTATCTAATAAATCAGATGTGATTTTAGCCACAAAATACTTTTCTCCTTGTTCCATAGTTTTTTTTATTTATCTAAATAATCGGTTAATCTTTTCATTAAGTCAAGCGATTTGTTACCACTTTCACCAACATGACGATCTACTGACATTTTTTTGTCTTCTTCTAAGTTCTCCTCATACTTCATTCTATCGTTCTTATCTTGGAAAAGATAAGCTCCAGGTGTTGATGGTGAAGACACTAAGTCAAAACAAATAAGTTCAAAATCATCTTGTACTTCATTTTGTTCTCCCACCTTTTTAAGGGATCCTACACCACGAGAAGATATACCTAAAGTAACTCCTTGTCGTAAGTAGTTTGCTGCCAAATCTCCCTTAGTAGAAACAATCCCTCTTTCATGGAAACCAGGACTTGTTAACAATTTAAGTTTACCTAACAATACAGGTCCTTCCCACCATATATCTGTTATTAGGTGTGACACACGATCTAAATCAATTAAAGAAGACTCAGGGTGGTTTAATTCAGATAATGAGGTTCCTTTCTCAATCATCTTTCTATAATTTTCTGATTCTCTTTTTAATATCTTCTCAGGGTATACTCTACCATTTCTGTTAGGTGTGTTGTATTTTTGCAGAACTGCATAAAATTCAAATGGTTTTGAATGGTCCAAATGATTTGATGATTCTTTTAATATCTCGTAATTACGACCTTCTTTTGGGTTAATATATCCTGCATCGTATTCAATAAGAATTCCCTTACCTGTATCTCTAGGCCCTAAAATTTTATATTCACTCATAATAAGTTTTAGTTATAAATATTAGGCCGTTTCCGTTTTTACTTTAATTGGTTTAACATTACCTGTTTTTGTTAAATAAAATTTGAAATTAGGGTTGTTTATCAAAACATCCGAATAAATTTCTTTTACTAATAATTTAAGTGTTTTCTTTAATTTTAAGGATTTGAAATCTATTGGTTCATTTAAAAATAGATTAATTTCTAAATTCATAAATGATTTCTTTTTTAGGTGTAGACCGCTTGTTCTAAGATCTAAGTCCACTATAAATTTATCGTCAAACATTGTCTTATCTAATTTGTGATAGACCGTATGTTTAATTGATCTGCTCATATTAAGGACAACTCTTGTCCAATTTTCGGAGTCTTTTTTTGGTTCAACCCAAGTTTGGATGTTTAGGTAAAGAGATTTAAACTCTTTTGAATCTACCGTCCCATAGACTATTTTAGATGTTCTAAAGCCATTGATTTTTTCGGTTTTGCCTTTTTTCATAAATTTTTTTCATACTGATATTGTTTATTTTAGATAATAATAACTAATTTTGTGGTATATATCAAATACATAAACTAATATCAAAAAAATATGCTGATTGTAAAAGTTAATAAAAATGGGGGGATTGAAAAAGCTCTAAAAGAATTAAAAAGTAAGGTTATTAAAACAAGACAAAACGCCCATCTTAATAACAGAAAAGAACATACAAAAAAATCTGTCCTTAAGAGACAGATTTTAAATAAATCAATTTACAGACAAAAACAAATACCTAACAATTAAATATTTTCATTTAATTGTTTTAATTTGAAATAATTTAATTTGTCGTAATTTTCTATTTGTAGTTTTTCTATTGTTTCGTTAATTTTTTGATTAGTTTCGGAATCTTCATTTTTAGATAGTAAAGTTTCTAATTTTTCAATCACATCTTCTTTAAGAAACCCATATTTTTGATTAAGTTTTTCATCGGAAGTGTTTAATAAAACATTAAGTTGTTTTTTCTCACTTTCGGTTAAACTATCAATATGTGATTTAATTGTATTGTTTGCCACCTCAACCATAGACTTTAATGGAACCTCAATTACTTCTTTTTCTTTTGATGGATCTTTCTTAAGATTTTCAGAAATAGTTTTTTTACTTCTTAATTTTTCTTCTAGTGTAGATGCGTTAGACGAAAATAAATTATCAATGTCTTGATACCTATTTTCTGAAACAATATGACCTACCCACAAATTCAGATCTTTAAGGTCGTTTTTTTCTACCTTAGAGATTGTATTCTCAAATAATACAATACTTTCGTTAATATATTCATTTATAAAAGATTCATTTAAACCTTTGTTTTTACTAAGTTCATCATATAAAAAATAAAGTGTACTTAGAGATTTGTTTTTTAATATAAGTTCTTCAAAAACAAACATATTTTTTTTTAGAGAATCTTTTCTATAAGATTCAACTAAACAATCTTCAATCCTTGATTTTAATATTCCAAATTTCATAATTTTTTTTTATTATAAATATCAATCATTTAGTAATTTGTTTAATTGATCTTCCATAGATCCCAAAGAATTTCTACCTTTTGATAAATCAATAAACGTATCTCCCAATATATTATCATTTTCCAATAGTATATTTAAGTTATCTTTTTTTGATTCACCCATAGGCATTTCAGCTGGAGCTTCAGGTGGTGGTGGCATTGCTCCTCCACCCATATCAGGTGCCGCTCCAGGTGCAGGTGGTGCTCCTCCCGCATTTTCTGTTGTCCCTGTTGATGTGTGATAAAGTTTATCAACATTATCAAATAACCCCGTATGTGTGATTATAGTTGCGGTATTATCTAACTCAGCGGATACGGCTCTTTCTAATCTTATTTGTTGTACTTCAAGTTTAATATCTTCATCAGAGAAACCAAAGATATGTTTCTTAGCCCAAGTAGCAGATGTTGGTTGAATTGATTTAGGAATCTCAGTAACCATATCTTTATACAATGTTACCTTTTCTTTCCATACGTCAATCATCAATAGATCGGCTTGTTTAGATGGATTTGTTAAACCTAAGGTAAAGTTGTGTAATTCATCCTCAAATCCTAATAAGAATAGGTGAATGATTGCAATTTTATTTAATTCGGCAATAATTGCCTTTTGTATTTTATTGATTGTTCTTGCAAATCTAATGTCCAATAAAGATAAATTTTTACCATCCCCAAGAACTTCCTCAAATCCTAAATACGCTTTTGGAATCCTAAGTGCGGTTAATAATTTCTTTTGAATATATTCTATATCTGCAATTTCCGATAGGTTTGTTGCTCCCGCCAATGTCTCAATAGGCATTGTTTGAGCCACATCACGAACAGGAACAAAATAATCTTGATCTACCGCCATTTGATTGAAACGTAGATCCACATTACCCGTTTTACTATCCACAACTTGTTCTCTTTTAAACTTGTTTGCAACACGTTGTACATACGCCTCAACATCTTTATCATCCATGTTTCCAACGAATACTTTAAATACACGTCTTTCGGGTGCTCTTGATGTTCTATAGATTAACATCGCATCTTCTGCTAAAACTAATTGTTTCCAAATACGACGAGCCTTTTCTAACATTGATGTACCATAAGGTAATTTTCTATCATCACCAAGTAATCTAAAGTGTGCAATTTCCCAAGTATTGAATTCCATGTCTTTTACTTTCCAATTGAATCTTAGACCTTTATCATTTGGGTTTGGTGTTGCATTTACCGTTCTTGATTCCATACCTCTTTCTAATCTTTCAATTTCAATATTAGGTAATTGGATACATCCCGTAACACCTTTTTCGGTATCTAATTTAAGGTAAACAAAGTTGTCACCATATTTACAAGTATTTCTAACCCACATAGGTAAGTTAGTATTAATATCTAAGTTGTTAACAAATAAATCAACCAAGATACTTTTAATTCTTTTTGATTCGGAGTAAATTTGTAATAAATAACCATCCTGATTAGGTGTTGTAGATTCTTCAGAATAAATGTCTAATGCCGTTGAAATCTCAGGTGTAAATTCCATTGATTCATAATCATAGAATGAAGCAATTCTATTTGGCTCATAATAAATTGCTTGAGTATATAAATTGTTTTCAATTTTTGCCCATTGATTATTTAAAAATACTGATTGTTGATATTGTAATTTTTCTTTTTCGTACTCTTTCTTATCCGTAGTTTTAAGAAGGACTTGTTTGTCCAACTTATATGTTGGATAATCCATACCTAATAACGAGTTAGGTCCAAAAGTCTTTGATAACCTCTGCCATATCGTTAAATTATTCATGTTGTTATTATTATTTTGCTCCATATTAAAAATCTAATAATTTTTTGTCAATACTAAACATTTCACTCATTTTACTTTTTATCAGTATTATTTGTGGTATTAGGTTGTTTACCATTACTTTTATCCCCCTTACTATTAAATGCCGGATCACTTACTTTTACATTATAAATAGGTTGACCGGTAACCACAAGTCGTGATCCCCCAATTATATTCCCTGATTTTTTTCTTGTAGTAAGTCCCATGTCTATAAATATTATCTATTACCAAATAACCAATTATATTTAATATAATCATCTTTAGATGGACCTGCATCTCTTGACCATCTGTCATTTCTTACATTATTATTTGGAATAACTGGATCAAAATGTGTTTGTTGTCTTGCCGTGTTATCATTAACTACCGTCCAAGATTCTAACATTATTTTTGTTCTTTCAACAACCTTTTCTAATTTATTAAAAGACGACTCCCCAACATATATTGCCATAGAAATACCCATGATAAGGTCATCATGTTGACCTCTTTGGTGGTCAGGTCTACCATTAAGGTAAATAAAGGTGTTCATTTCGTTATATAACCTTACACTACGTATCTTAAACTTATGTCTTACATATTCCTCAAATGCTGCAATAATCTGCACACGTTTATTGTTAAAGTTTAATCCCGGTATTTTATCCGCCAATTTTGCATTGTATGACCATATGCTTGTAGTATCAATTCCCTCAATGTATAAATTTTTATATCCAAGTTCTTGTAGTTTTCTTACGGTGGTAATTCCCATACCACCAGTTATATCCACAACAATGAATGCATTATACATCATCCCCCATTTATATGCGATTTCAGCAAGAGCATCAGGTGGAATTTTTCCAACATATTCAAATACTTGTTCTCTATCGTCAAAATCAATAATTTGTATGGAAGAAAAGTCTTCACTATCTCCACGAGAAACGTCAACACCCATAATGTATTTATGTTCAGGTATTGGTTCTTTCCACATCCATAATGAATTACCCATCAATTTACCTGTTGGGTCCATAAGGGTGTTATTTTTAATATATTCTAATTGTGTATTCTCAAATACGTTATCACCTGAACCTAAAAATTCGCAATTTAACTCTTGGTTAATCTTTCTCTTATCGTATTTAAGTTTTTTAACCATTTTCTCATACCAAGTAGAACATGGTTTGTATCCTTTCTTGAAATATGAATCTAATTCGTCATAATCCCTTTTAAATGGGTCAATGTGAGCAAAGGATATGTGTTTACTCTCATCATGTTCTTCTTTATTAAGAAGATATTTAACTAAATCTTCAGTTGGAACTAAAAATAAATCTTTTGAATATCTTGGGTCTCTATACCAAAACATCTCAGAGATTTTGAAGTTATTCATTCCTTTTAATGCCTGATCATATATTTCATAATAAATTGGATCATAACCATTTGGTGTTGAAACTACAATTACCTTACCCCCTGTGGATAAGGATGCCATACAAGCCGCCCAAAAATCACTGTCGGCCTCAATAAAGGCCGCCTCATCAAATACAAGAATTGTAGGGGTAAAACCACGCAAGGCATCTTTTGATGTTGCAACTGCCTTTACTTCAGACCCATTTGTTAATTTATAATGTTTTTGTGAATTTTTATCGTTAGAGAATCCCGCACCAACCCAACTTGGCCATTGGTCCACGAAAGCTCGTATCTTATTCGCCATCTCCATAGATGTATCCAATTTGTTGGCAATAATAAGAATTTTCTCAGGTTGTGTTTTTTTAGCAAATACCAATCTCTTTGATATCCAAGCACCTGTTACCGTAGATACACCTGCCTGACGATACTTTAATGCAATATTTTCCTCATAATTTTCATAGTCATTTAATAACGATATCTGATCGGGAAATAACTCCAATGGTACGTATTTTGAAACGGTGTTATCGTATGTTTGTAGATATGTTTTTAATGCGTATGGAGTATCTTTCATACACTTCACATATTCCAACATTACCTGTTCTTTAGTTAAACCCATAAGACATTTCTATATAAATATCAAAACCCCCAGTTATTTTAATAAAAGGGGGTTTTAAGTATTTGTAGTTTAATTTAGAAACCTAATTTAGATAAGATATCATCATCTTCATCCTCATCTTCATAGTCTTCATCGTCCCCATCACCTTTATATTTTTTGTAATCTTCTTTCGCCTTAACTAATAATTCATTGAATTTTCGTTTTGCTTTATCATTATCTCTTGGGTCTTCAGAAACAACATTAGCCATAATTTCTTTTAAGAATTCTTCAGCAGGAACTGCATAAAGTAATCTTTCAAAGAATGGTAATAAATCTCTATTTTCAATATTTATCGTTAAATCGTCAGGTAAAAGGAATCTTAATTTTGTGATTAATTCTCCACCTACTCTAAATTGCATTGGTTCATTTGAAAATACATCTGTTTGTCCCATCACATCTTGAGCTTTTCCTGGTTCCATACCTCTCCATTGTTCTCTTGTTGGTATTGCGGCAAAACCTTTAACTAACTCATGTAATAAAATAGGAAATATAACACCATTTGCAATAACTAAGTCTTTGTCTTCATCTTCACCATCTTCATCAACACCTGATGATCCAGCGGCACTACCACCCATAGCTTCAATTAAATCCTCATCGGTAAAATACATTAAGTCATTTGCCGACATAATTTTATTATAAAGTGGGTATAAACGAGGATCAATTTCATCTAATCTATCTTTAAATGCTTGGAAAGCAAATTGACCTTTTTTACCTTTACCTTGAATAATTGCGTTAATAACATTTCTTTTTTCAACCTCAAGTTGGAATTCTTCTTGTGGAGTTAACTCATCAACATCAAACGAGAAATTTGAAGGAATTTCAAATTCAGGCTCCTCTTCCTTTTCCATTTGGAATTCGTTAGGGTTAATTCTTTTTTCGTTTAAAAATACCTCAACGTTAATAAATTCAAATTTATACTTTGTTCCAGCTCCGTTTGATGGTTCTTTTTCAATCAATCCCTCATCCATTGCATCTTCCAAAGTTTTACTATATGGTAACCAACCTTCTTCTTTAGCCGAAATTTCTAAGGCCAAATCTTTTAATTCGTCTTTTTTAGGTGATTCAATTCCCATAACTTCTCTTACCGCATTCAATTGTTCAACTTGAATCCCGTGTTTAACTCTTGGATCAGTAATATTAATACCCTTATTTGGTCTACCTTGATCATCAACAATACCATAATAACGTTTAACGTAATCTACAATATCTTTAAATCGTTTTGATGTTATTTTTTCAACATCAGACGTACCACCTCTAAAGGCTTTATTTTTACCATATAAGTTTTTTTCAGGATTCTCAATATTACTTTGAGTTTTTGGATCCATTCTTTCAGGATAATCTCCATAATCAACAGGTGCTTCTTTAATAACCTTATTAATTAAATGTTGTATATATTTCTCTTTCATTATTATTTAGTTAAAGCCTGTTTAATTAATCCAATAAAATCTTTTTTCATTTCATCCTTAGTTTTTATTTGTCCTCTTGGTTTTTCTTTTGTACCAGGGTTTGGATTCTTAAATGGATTGTCTCTTCTTTTTGGTGGGGTTTTAACTCCCGGATATTTTACGGGTGCTTCTCTTTCTTTAGTATTTTCTTCCATATTTTTTCTATGACCTCTTGGTTTTTCTTTTGTGCCAGGATTAGGATTCTTAAACGGATTATCCTTTTCTTTACCTTTTTCTTTTGTTCTTTCTTTTGTTCTTTCTTTTTCTTTAGTATTTTCTTCCATTGTTCCCATAATTGGCATTCCCATTGTTGGCCTTTTCATACGTTTCATTTCAATTCCTGATTCTTTTGAAAACATAGTATTTTTTAATGGATTTCTCAAAATCATAGATGACTCTTGTGATTTTTCATTAATAGTACGAATTAAATCACCTTTACTCATTCTAGGACTAATATTTTTTTCAATCAATCTAACGATACTTTCTTCTATGAATTTTTCATCAGATTCATTTTTTTCTTTTTTCTCAGGTGTTGTTTCATAGTCGGTTTTTTTAGAAGATTCTTTTGCCCATTTACACCATTTTTTTTCTGTTTTTGTTTTACCATTACCACATCTTGCATAAAACAATCTTTGTTGTGACTTTGATTCAAACTTTTCAAAAATACCCATACCATCTTCGGTAGCATCTGGATCATTAACAACATCTAATGTTGCGTCTTCTTCCATTTGACTTTTTGTTTGAACCATAACTTCTTTAGTTGCCGGATCTTGAGTAATACTTAGGTCACCAATTTGACCACCCTTAGGTCCAATTTTATACGTTTTATTATTTGGAACTTCAGTAACTTGTTCCTTACTTTCCTCTTTAGAAATTTTCTCAGATAACACTCTTACCTGTGCTTCATTTAATCTTGCAACGGTGTCAAATTTAAACCCGTGAGATAATAAGTTTAAAACGTGATCTTTAGTTTTCATATACCACTTTTTTTTCAAATTCAAGAACGATATCTCGTTCATATAGTTTATCTTTTACGTCTTGTTCTGAATCACCAAATTTAAATACTAATCTTTTGACGATTGAGAAATCAACATTGTTATTCTCTTTTTCCCACCCTAACGCTAACACACCATCCATTGAGTCTATAACTGAAAAAACATCAGAGTCTTGTACTAACTCCAATGTTATCTCTCCGTTAGTCAAAACCCCAACTCGTTTAATATATTCAACATCAGGAGGAAGTGGGTAACCATTCGCAGGTTTTGATTCCCAATTTTCTCCCCAAACTTCTAACGTGTCTGAGAATATAAATTCATAAATGTTGTCTCCCTTATAATTTGGACCCATACCATTTATGTAAATTAATTTATTCATATAACTTGTCCGTTTGGTGTTATTCTAAATTCTTTAATACCTTCTTTAAATACCAAATTTTTCTTAACGGTAGCACCAACTAAAATTGCTTTTGGATTTTCCTCCATAAACTTCAAAGAAGATCTTTCTTGTTTTATAGATTCTGATAATCTATAAACTTCTTTTTCGTTTAATTTTTTTAAAGTTTGTTTTTGTTTTTGTTCTTTTATTAATTTTTCATTTTTGTCAACCGAAAAATAATTTGAAATAATTTTATCTACTTTAGACTCAGTAAAAAGATCTTCAAATGTTTCTTCATCATCATATCTTCTAATTTTTTCTCTTGATCCGTGTCTTGGGTATTCATTTTCATACTCATTATATTCTTCATCATCAAATTCATTCATTAAATTATCTGACATTTTTGATGTGTATGCCGCTCCAAGATAATCGTTAAAAGCCCCTCCGAAGTTATCATATTCTTCACCCATTTCAGCTTCAGGTTGTGGTTCAGTTACTTCACCTTCCATTCCTTCACCTTCGGTGTCCATTTCTTCACCTTCTAATCCTTCTTCCTCACCATCTATTTCTTCTTCTTCACCCTCCAATCTTGAGATTATATCTTCAACATCATCTTCTTCCAATGTTGTTAAATCAAGTGCCGATAAAATTGAATTGATTACGTATTTTGTATCATTGGAACTCATTTCTTCTTGACCGGAATAAGTTCTAATTTTTTGAGCTAATTTACCTGTAAGTTTTTGAATTATTTTAAATGTAACTTCCTCTTCAGTTGCAGGTACTTCTTCAGGTTCCATACCTTCTTCAGGTACAGGAGCTTCTTCAGGTGCCGCAGCAGGATCAGGAGCAGGTGCCGCAGCAGGATCAGGAGCAGGTGCCGCATTAGGATCAGGAGCAGGTGCTGGTCCAGGTTGTGGTGCCAATAATGGATTTAATGTGGGGTCACCTTGTTCTTCCATTGGTTGTGGAGTTGTAGGTGCCGCAACAGGTGGTGCCGCAACAGGTGGTGCCGCAACAGGTGGTGCTGCAACAGGAGGTGCCGCAACAGGTGGTGCAGCAACTGTTGTTGTGGTAGTTGTTACAGGTTTTTTAGATGTGGAAATTACGTATTTAGTGTCTTTTTTTTTTTCGTCCTCTTGTTCAAAAAGAGAAGTACCACTTTCGTTACCGTGTAGTTGATTGAACTCCCTTGCCATCAAGTTCATTTTCTTCAACGCTTGAGAATAAGAAGAATAATATCTTCTATTTTTCATAGGTGCAATATAATCAGAAACTGATTCAGATATCGTTTGTTTAATAATATACCCTTGTCTTTCTTTAATTATTTCATATGTGTTACCATCAGACAAAGACAACTTATATTCAGATGATTTGTCTTCATTTATTGGTGTTGGTATATTTTCTTTGTATCTGGCAATTTCCATAATTCTACGGATCTTATCCATACCGTCTAATTTCTCACTTCCAATAGGTTTTAATCCTCCCATAGTATATTTGTTTTTAAAATATTATTTTCTATATAAATATAGCAATAAATATGTTTATTTGTTGATTTGTTAAATTATTGTTTCATGGATAATTTGTCATCAATTATTTTAGATGATAAATTATGTAGTTTTTCAATATAACCATTTCTTCTTAGAATTTTAAAAACCAAATTCTCATTTGAGAATTCTCCCCCTTTTTCTAAACCACAAGTTCTAAATTTCTTTAACTTGTCTTTGTATTTTTGTATTAATTCTTTTGCGGTTTCAACATCATCATCTTTAATGGAATCAATTAAATCATCAATGATATTCATCCATTGTTTTGATTTTTGTTGTAATAATTCTTTATCTATTGAAACATCTTCTTTTTTAGGTTCATTTGACCACTCGTTAAATAACACAGAATAAACCCCACTACTAAAATGAGTTTCGGTTTCATTCTGAACATATAATTCAACTTCATAATTAAAAATTGTAATATCATGTTGTTGATTGAATATCATTTTCTTTAAATTAAAAAGTTTTTCATAAAGTTCTATTTGATTTTCAGGATACTGATTAAAATTGGCAACTATGTGTAAATCAAAATCAGAATACTTTGACCAATTGTAATTAGATAATGATCCTGTAAGAATGATATCAGTTACAACAATATCAACCCCTAAAAAATCTATAAATTGGTATGCAATCTCAAGTAATCTTTCTCTTACCTGAGTATTCATTTTAAACTCGTCACCATCTTTTTCCCAAACCTTTGGGTTAAGATTATCCTGTATTTTAAAACTTTTAATTAATTCTGCATCCATCATATATAAATACAACGTTATTATAAATTAACCTACCTTATTGTACTTGTATTTTTTTGCGATTTGTAAATTAAAGTAATTACCCTGAGATGGTGCGGCTCTAAATTCTGTATATGATTGATGTGGTACATTATCATATTCATACTTAACCCCATTTTTAAATTCCACAATTAATTTTTTTGTTGCGGTATCATATTCACTTCTTACAACATTAGACGATTGAACCTCGTTCAATATCTTTGTACCAATATATTCTTCTTTTAAGATTGCCATAATATTTTTATTTTAAATATATTTCTATAAATTAAAAAATCCACCCTTTTGGGTGGATCTTAATTATTTTAACTTGTTTATCTGATCACGATACTCAATGGACTTTTCAAATTCTTGATTCTTTATTGATTCGTCTAATTTAGATTGTAGTTCAAATATTTTTTCTTTATTCTCCTCCAATTTTTTTATCTTATCACGTAACTCTACGGCTTCCTCAAAATTTTGATCTTCTATTGCCAAAATTAATTTATCTTTTAAATCAATCAAATCATCACCTTCAGTTTTACGAGTCATGTAGGTATAGGAAAAAGATCCATCTGAGGATTTATAGGTTTTTTTAGTCCAATTCTTATCATCTAAAAATGATGAACTTAAACTCATTCGTTCTGAGAACATTTCATTAAAAATTTTATCAAAATTTCTAAAATTAAACATAGTATTATTTTTTATAGTTTATTATTTATACTTTTTTTTACTAAATATGTGCCAAACCATAAAATATGACAAAATGTCAGTTAGTATTTTTTTACCATGACAATTTGTCAAAAGGTATACTTTTTAAACTTGATTTACTATTTTTTAATAAAACAAAAAGATATGATTGAATTTATGGATGAAAATGATAAAGGTAAAAAAAAGACCGATGGGGGAACACCAGTTTTAGATAACTTTAGTAAGGACTTAAATAAATTGGCAAGTGAAGGAAAATTAGATCCTGTAATTGGTCGTGAAAAGGAAATTTTTAGAATTGCCCAAGTATTATCTCGTAGAAAGAAAAATAACCCAATAATCATTGGTGAGCCAGGTGCGGGTAAAACTGCAATTGTTGAGGGACTTGCAATGATGATACATAATGGTGAATGTCCAAAAAATTTATCAGATAAAAGAATCGTATCTTTAGATATTAACTCTATTGTTGCAGGTACAAAATATAGAGGTCAATTTGAAGAAAGAATGAAGATTATCATTGAGGAACTTCAAATGGCACCAAATATCATCATCTTCATTGATGAGATCCACACAATGGTTGGTGCTGGTAATAGTTCAGGTTCTTTAGATGCATCTAACATATTCAAACCTGCATTATCTCGTGGTGAACTTCAATGTATTGGGGCAACAACTTTAGATGAGTATCGTAGACATTTTGAAAAAGATGGAGCATTAGAAAGAAGATTCCAAAAAATTGTTATTGATCCATCTACCAAAGAAGAAACCTTTGAAATCCTTAAACAAAGTAAGGGGAAATATGAAGAACATCACAAAGTTAACTATACTGATGAGGCATTGTTATTATGTGTAGAATTGGCAGATCGTTATATCACAGATCGTGAATTTCCTGATAAGGCGTTTGATATTTTGGATGAGGTTGGATCAAGAATGCAAATTGACATTAAACTTCCTGAAATTATTGAAAAATTAAAACAGGATGCTCAAAATATCAAAAAAGAAAAGGTAGATGTTATTAAAAAACAAAACTACGAACAAGCCGCAGAATTACGTGATAAAGAACGTAAAATTTTAACTGATTTGGAAAACGAAAAGAAAAAATTTGATAATGAACTTAAAACAAGTAAACGTGGTATTCCAGAAGAGATAATTTATGAGGTAGTTTCAAATATGACTAAAATACCTGTGAGTAAGATAAATATTGATGAAAAAAATTCTTTAGTTAATTTAGAATCAACATTAAACACTAACGTTATTGGTCAAGAAGAAGCCGTTGGTAAGATATCTAAATCAATTAGAAGAAATCGTGTTGGAATTAAAGATCCAAATAGACCTATCGGTTCATTCATCTTTTTAGGGTCTACAGGTGTTGGTAAAACATTCTTAGCAAAACAATTAGCAAAAGAAATATTTGGTAGTGAGGATAATCTTATCCGTGTGGATATGTCCGAATACCAAGAAAAACACACAATATCAAGATTAATTGGATCTCCTCCAGGATATGTAGGGCACGAAGAAGGTGGACAACTTACAGAACAAGTTAAGAACAAACCTTATTGTGTTATTTTATTTGATGAGATTGAGAAGGCAAATAAAGATATATTTTCAACATTATTACAGATGTTAGATGATGGACATTTAACTGATGGGTTAGGTAGAAAGATCAATTTTAAGAATTGTTTGATTATCATGACATCTAACATTGGGGTTAGAAAATTACAAGACTTTGGTACAGGTGTTGGTTTCAAATCAAGTAACTCAAGTGAAGTTGTCCAAGAAGAACAAAAAAGAGATGTTCTTAAAAAAGAACTTAGTAAATTTTTCGCCCCTGAATTTTTAAATAGAATTGATGATGTAGTTATATTTAACTCTCTAAATAAAGATAACATTGATAAAATTGTAAAATTAGAGATTGATATTTTGGTTAAAAGACTAAAATCTATGAAGTATAATTTTACATATGAAAATTCAATAATTGATTTAATTTCAAAAGTTGGTTTTGATGAGATATTTGGGGCAAGGCCAATTAAAAGAGCAATTCAAAATAAAATAGAAGATTTAATATCTGAAAAAATCTTAACAGGTGAAGTTACAGAAAACAAAGATTATAGGTTATTTGTTAAAACAGAAAATGATGAACAAATAATTGATCTTGAAGAGGGAGTATTAATAGAACCTAAAAAAAGAAGTAGAAAGAAAAAGGGAGAATAATCTCCCTTTTTTTATTTAGTGTTTTTCGTAACCTAATTCCTCAATCATCATCTTACCAACTTTAATTCCATTATAAGTGTCTTCTACGACCACGTATTCGTTTCTTGTATGGTAGTTATAGTATCCTATAGAAATATTGAAACACGGGATGTTAAACATGGTTCTAATAGGATAAATGTCCGTGTAAGGATGTTTGTGATATTTTGTATCTGATGGAAAGTGTTCTGTAATCAATCGTCCACCAACTTCAAAGAATTTACTATCACGATCAAACATACTTCTTCCCATTAAGAACTCAGAAATCATATTATTCTCAGGAGCATCAAATTGTATCCCATAACCAACATTTGTGAAAAACTCAGGATCCGCCTTAAATGAACCTTTACAACCTGTTTCCTCAGATACAAAAAATGCAGATTTTAAATTAGGTAGTTCATTTAACAATTCCAAACAACCGTACACACCACATTTATCGTCACCACCAATACCTGTTGGTTCGTCATTGTCGTTATACGCTTTTAATGATAATTTTACATTGCCCTGAGCGTCAGGTAACATTTCTTCAAATACATTAATTGTATCAATGTTATGTACCGTATCGGTATGTGCAATCACACATGGGAAATATGATATATTTTCATCGGTTTGTTTTGTTGCATAAATGTTTGACATTTCGTCAACATAAAAGGGAATATTGTTTTTGGTCAACCAATTTGTAATAAATTGAACCATTCTTTCTTCCTGATAAGTTTTTGTAGGTACGGATAATACCTCTTTCAATAATTCATAATTTCGTTCCATAACACAAATATAGACAATTAATTTGAATTATAAAAATTTTTTTCTTACTATTCTTCTTTCATTAAATAATTCGGGTTGATTGTCCAATTGATATAAACCATCAACATCCAAAAGTCTTTGATGGTATTTACCGGTCTTATCGTTATGAACGTTAACTAAAACTTTATTAGTTTCAGGTTGGACCTTTAAAATTAAAAATTGTAGGTTTGGATCCTTTTCTGTTTGTCTCCATTCATACCCATATGTTTTTTCAACATGATCTAACATTTCATTGTAATCATCAATATTAATAAAACGATCATCCTCTTGTACTTTTTCTAACATTGAGTCCAAACTTTTTGAGAAATACTCTTGCATAACATTATCGTCCCAATCATCACAATTTACTTCATACATTAACTCATTCCAATAACCTCTATCTTTCTTATCATAAAGTTTTATTAATTTATTTAATAACTCACTTAACGTAAATTTATCATTTTCAACATCACTATACCAATGTAATAATACTCCAACAGTTGTTTCAAATCTATATCCTCTATGTATTTCTTTTATACCGAATTTATCAAATGGTTTAGCAATCTCACCTAAGATTATATCTTTAACCACATCATCAATACAATTTTGCCATTTGGATGCGTACTCATAAATTAAATCATCAACAATTCTCCCAAAGTGATCACTTAAAATAGCCGCAATGCTCTTTTTACTCCTAAGTTCAGCTCTATTTTCATAAAATTTGGCAACTTGGAGAGCTTTACGTTGGTTTTCAGTGTTAAAATGGTAATCAATAAATTCACCCTCTTTCCAACTATCCTCCTCACCATATGTGTCAGTATCACGACCTGAGTAATTACCAACAAACGTTCTATAAGTATATACATCATCAATAGACTCAACATTAATGGTGTCCAAAAAAACCTCATCATCTTCAAATTTAATAATAACCTTAGAATTACTTGGGTTCCTTTCATTGAAGTTTATCCCATCAATTATTGGATCGTCACCATTATCATTCCATTTAGGGTCATAACCTTTAGAAACCTCTTTTAAAAATTCATATGTTTTACCACCTTTAATCAACGGTGATAATATCTTTAATGAAGATAAAAATGCACGTTTTAAATCGTTTACAGTAACAATTTCATTGTTTTTATTAAGGTCTCTAATAACACTACCATCCTTATCATTAAAAATAGAATATATATTTTTATCCTTTTTACTAATTATAAAATATAGATCACCATTTCTATAGTGACTATTCCAATTATCATTACCATAAAAATCAGTTCCAAAATATTGGGCAGATTTTAAATTTAATGTTTTAACAACTTTAACGTTCTCATCATCCTGTATTATATCAACATCCTCATCGTATGGGTTATATTTTCCCTTTTCCATATAAAATAAATATCAAAAAATTTTGATTATTGTAGGTTTACACTTATCTTTGTATTTATAATATAATAAGTTATTTGACATATGGGGGTGTTTTTGGATTTGACAGGTATTGGCTGAAGACAAAGGGCACGTGGAGACTGAATTAATCTCCTTAAAAACTGATTCACAAAAACAATCGGCGACGTTTTATCGAAAATGGAAACTCTTGGTTTACTAAGAGAATCTGAAGTTACTGTAGCCTAAGAGGTTTACGGAAACGGGGGGTCGGTGGACACATAACCTAGCAACAGAAGTCTTTATGGTGGAATACAATTGAACCATAAATCGAGTCGTCCATTGGTTGTTGATTTACGATGGTGAAGAACAAATCAACTTTGTTTTTGGTCAAATTAAAACCAAATATTTTGGGGTATTAGAAAATACCAACCTAAACGTGTAGTCCTTATCTGACAGGATATTATGGACCGGAGTTCGAGCCTCCGCACCTCCACCAAATGTAAACCTCATCTTCGGATGGGGTTTTTTTATGCACTATAATTATATTTTAGTGTTGTATGAATATTATATTTTAGTGCATAAAAAAACCCACCAAAAGGTAGGTTCCGTTTTAAAATAAATGTAAAATTATTTTTTTGTTGTGTCAGAAACAACTTCAGTTGTTGTTAAAGTAGAATCCGATACATTTGTTACATCTTCACTTGAAACTTCAGTCGAAGCATCAGTTGTGGATCTATTTCCGTTTTCACCACAAGCCGTCATAAGAGTGATTGTCGTAAAAAGAACGATAGATAAGATAATTAATTTTTGCATGCTTTCAATTGAATTTAAAGTTTATGTTAAAAAAAAACCTGAGATTACAGTTTTTGTAAGTGTCTTTTGAGTCATTATTGGTTCTACTCTTATCCACAGGATTTTGTCCTGTAACACTCATTACCGATTGGTTAGACCAATCACTCCTTGACGATACAACTACTCTCTTACTACTCCTGTCTCCTCAAGATTGCGTCCTGATTCGGTCTTCGACGACCTAGAGATTTTTCATAAAAATACGGTCAAACTTGCGGTTATCACGTTCCACTGACTGCCAGTGAATAGGTGGGTAACTTCCGTTATATCGTGACG